TGTTTCTCAATGGTTCTGATGAGGGTAGGCAGATCGACACTCTGCGAACCAAGATAGCACCCTTTGCTAGCTCTTTCAGCTTTGAGAACAAGCCGAAGATTGTGATCATGGATGAGGCTGACTACAGCAATCCAGAGAGTGTACAGCCAGCCCTGAGAGCGTTCACCGAGAAGTTTTCAGACAATTGTCGATTCATCTTTACCTGTAACTACAGAAACAAACTCAATAAGAATCTGCGTAGCCGGTTCACTGAGATTGATTTCAGAACCAAGGCAAAAGAGCGCCCTGAATTATGTGCTCAATTCCTGAAGAGGATGAAAGAAATACTTGATGCGGAGGGTGTGGAGTATAAGGAGAAGGTGCTGGCAGAATTGCTGATGCAGAACTTCCCAGACTTCCGAAAGACCTTAGAAGTACTTCAGGAGTATGCTAGAACCGGTCCTATTGATGAAGGTGTGTTGGGGCATATTGCTAAGGCAGATACCAACAAGCTTGTCAAGTGCCTTAAGGAAAAGAACTTTACAATGATGCGACAGTGGGTGGCAAACAACTCAGATACAGACTCACAGGTAATCTTTAGGCAAATTTATGATGCCTTGGTCAACATAGTTGATACCGTCCCTCAGTTGGGATTGATTATTGCAGACTACCAATTCAAGGCAGCATTCGTAGCTGATCAGGAGATTAATATGATTGCATGTTTAACCGAAATTATGAAAGGCATGAAATTCAAATGAGCCTGTTTGGGGAACCAGTAAAACAGGAAATTGACGAGGCAGATTACAGGGAAAAAGCAGCTAAAATAAGCCCGTTCGATTTCCTGAATTCGATAAACGAAACTAAAGAAGATTTGATGGTGGACGATAAGGCAGAGTCTCAGTACTCTCCTTACATAGTAAACCGTGGACTTAGTTTTAGTAAAGATACTGTGATGCTTGCTAATGCTATGAATCAAATGCATCATCTGGACAAAAAAATCCAGTACGATTTCCTACGTACAGCGGTAAGGAAAGCCAGAAGACGCCACAAGTGGATGAAATCTGAGGTAGAGAATATCGACACCGTGAAAAAATACTACGGCTACAGTACAGAAAAGGCTAAGAATGCCCTGAAGGTACTGAGACCAGAAGACCTAGCCAGTATGCAGACTTGGCTGGACCGGTCAAAAGGTGGTTCTTTATAAATATAGATTTAATGTCTATAATAATAAGGAACTGACATGAATGAAAGTGAGAATTTTTTTGGAATAGATTATCCTGATTACCAACCACTAGAAATTGTATTGCGAGACCCAGAGAACTTTTTGAAGATCAAGGAAACCCTATCACGAATTGGGGTGGCTTCAAAAAGGGACAATACTCTTTACCAATCTTGCCACATCCTACATAAGAAGGGTCGCTATTTTGTGACTCACTTTAAGGAACTTTTCGCACTGGATGGTAAGGGAACTGACATAACAGAGAACGATTTGCAACGCAGGAACACTATTGCAAAGCTTCTGGAAGAGTGGGACTTGCTGGAGATACTGGAAGGGGACCAACTGGAGACATGTCCAGTCAGTCAGATCAAAATAATCTCATACAAAGAAAAAGACAACTGGAATTTAGTACCGAAGTATAATATTGGCGTTAAAAAATAGAGACAACCTATATTATGGAAAATGAACTGCCGAGAAAACTAAAGGGAGCAATCTTAACTTTTGGGCAGTTGCTGGTGATACCCACCATCATCCTACTATTCTTTTACCCACCTTCAATCTTTTGGATTGTCGCTACCATCTTTTTCTCATATGCATTTGGCGTATTGGGATGGGTCATTGGGCAGCACAGATATTTCACACACAGACAATTTAAGACCAGCCCTAGGGTAGAGAAGGTCTTAATGTTTTTTGCCGTGATGGGTACGTGGCAGAGCCCTGTAGAGTGGGTCAACAGCCACTGGGCACACCACAAACACTCAGATACGGAACTAGATGTACACAGTTATAAACATCTGGGCTGGAGGAACCTGTTCTTTTACTTCCACCAGACAGATGAACTAGCACCCTCTTTTGCGGGGCTCCGAATGTTGAAGTCTAATGCACATAGGTTTTTGATGAACTTCAAGTACGCAATCATTTTATCGTATGTAGGGCTGGTATATACCATATTTGGTATGCCCGGACTGCTCTATCTGTGGCTGGTGCCTACCTCGTATGCCATGCTGTCACAGATATCAATTGTAATGAATCATGTGGATGGTGAACCTAGGGACTGTTGGGTGACGGACCTGTTCACACTGGGAGAAGGCAACCATAAATACCACCACGATAACCCGAAGGACTATAGTCGGGATTTTTATCTCACCCCAATTATAAATGTTTTGGAACGATTGTAAAAAAAGGAATAGATTATGGCAGCAGTAAGAATACTAAAACTGGTCACTGGAGAAGATGTGATTGGTGTTATCGATGAGACAGAGGTTGATGAAGGTAAGAAGGTAATCTCTGTTAAGGCACCCCATTATATAATGATGAGAGCAACCGGGGAAGATCAGAATGAATTTACACTGGGCCTTACACCGTATGCCCCTTACGCAAAGAATTCAGTTATTGGTCTAATACCACGCCACGTAATCTCAGTATGTGACCCGAACGATGATTTGATGAAGGCTTATAAAAAACGGTTTGATCAGGGTGTTGTGCGATCAGATGAACCCAGTGTGAAACAAGTCTTGAAGGAGGGCTAACCACACTAACTATATTATTGATTGAGGCGATATGACGAAGTTTTATACTTATGCGAAACACTACGGAAACTCTATACTATTACGAACATGCGAAGACGGTAAGCGGAAAACTGAATGGGTAGATTTTTCACCCACCCTTTATATCCCAGCTAAGGCTGGTGACAGTACGCCATACAGAGGTATTGGTGGTGAGAAAATCACTCCTATACAGTTTGGTGATAACAAGACCGCTAAAGAATTTGTTGAGCAGTACGATGGTGTAGAAAACTTCCCCATATTCGGACAGACTCACTGGGGATACCAGTATTTGTCTGATACCTTTAAGGGGGAGGTTCCTTGGGACATTACCCAGATAAAAATCTATTCGACGGATATTGAGACCAGTGTGGAAAATGGTTTCCCTGATGTATTCAATCCGATTGAGCAGGTTCTGCTTATCACACTACAGGATTACTCTTCTAAAAAGATCAGGACTTTTGGTCTAGGTCCATATGAAGCCACTGAACACACTTCCCACATGGATGTGGAATATACTGAGTGTTCCGATGAAAAGGATTTATTCAGACAGTTTGTTAGATATTGGGCGAACGACTACCCTGATATACTCACTGGTTGGAACAGCAAATTCTTTGACGTTTCATACATCATATCAAGAATTGAGAGAATCTTTGAAGAAGAGGAAGCGAAGGCTCTCAAGAAACTCATGTCACCTTTCGGGCTTGTTAGGGCTTATGAAAAAGAAATGGGTGGACGTATGTATAAGTCTTATGACATGCAGGGGGTGTCCCAGTTGGACTACCTTGATGTTTATAAGAAGTTCACCTATGTAACCCGTGAGAGTTACAAGCTAGATCATATTGCAGAGGTTGAGTTGGGGCATAAGAAGTTGGATAACCCATACCCAACTTTCCGAGAATTCTACACAAAGGACTGGAATCTTTTTGTGGAATACAACATTGTGGATACTGCATTGGTCGATGGTCTTGAGGAAAAGCTGAAGCTGATCGAACTCTGCATCACCATGACCTACGATGCCAAGATGAACTTCGAGGATGTGTTCAGCCCTGTAAAGACTTGGGACTGTCTTGTGTACAATGACCTGAGAGAAATCGATGTTGTTATTGGACAGCCAAAGGACCGACCAGAGAGACGCATACAGGGAGCCTATGTACAGGAACCGGTACCCGGTGCGTATGAGTGGGTAGAATCTTTTGATGCTACCTCTCTGTATCCATCTATATTGATGCAGTACAACATGAGCCCAGAGACGCTTGTAGAGGGTGACTCTTTTGATGTGTCCGTGGACGGTCTGTTGGAGTCACAGTATCAATTCAACACCCAGCATGCGATAGCTGGTAACGGTCATCTGTTCAAGCGTGATAAGCAGGGTCACTTCCCAAAGATTGTGCAGAAGTTCTTCGATGACCGACAGCGGTACAAGAAGCTGATGCTCAAGGCAAAGCAGGAACTAGAAGACCTTGAGAACAACAATGGTACAGTCGAGCAGATGCGATTGAAGCGTAACGATATAGCGAAGTATGACAACTTCCAGATGGCACGTAAGATTCAGTTGAACTCACTCTATGGTGCCATGGCGAACAAGTACTTCAGGTACTACGACTCTCGCATAGCCGAGGCGATTACTCTTTCGGGCCAATATATCATCAGGAAAGCGGCCCAAGGTTTAGATATGTTTTTGAACGATGTTTTAAAAACAAATGGGGAAGTTTACAGCTTTTACACGGATACCGACTCCTGTTATGTGACTCTTAATGCACTAGTAGATAAGTTCTACGGTGATAAGCCCAAGGACAAGGTTGTGGATATATTGGACAAGATTGGTTCTGATCAGATTGAGCCATGTATCGCCCGAGCCATGACACAGCTTGCAAACTACACTAATGCGTTTGAGGAAAAGATATTCTTCAAACGTGAAGCAATTGCTGATCGGGCATTGTGGGTATCTAAGAAGAGATATGCCATGAATGTGTATGATAATGAGGGGGTTCGATATAAAGAGCCTGTATTGAAAATCATGGGGTTGGAGATTGTACGGTCATCCACACCAGCACCGGTACGTGCCAGTTTGAAGGAAGCAGTAAAACTGTGTTTGACCGGCACTGAGGAAGAGCTACACAAATTTGTTGCCGAGACAAAAAGGAAGTTTTACCAGATGAACCCTGAAGACATTGCATTCCCACGGGGCTGTAATAATCTGGCTAAGTATTCTAGTCATACTACTATATATGGAACAAGAACCCCGATTCATGTCAGAGCCAGTTTGTTGTATAACTTCTATTTAAAGAAGAAGTCGCTGACTCAGACATATGAGCTAATTCAGGAAGGTGACAAGGTTAAGTTCCTATACTTAAAAGTGCCTAATACCATACATGAGGATGTTATTGGGTTTACGGGTAAAATGCCCGAAGAGTTTGATTTACACAAATACATAGATTTTGAGAAAAACTTTGAAAAGGCTTTTTTAGAGCCACTGGTGAATATTCTCAATTCACTGGGTTGGCACACTGAGCCACAAGCTACCTTAGAGGGGTTATTTGTATGAAAATTTTGATAGTTGGATTTGGGTTTGTTGGTACTGCCACAGATTATCTGTTCAGCGTTTCAGGGGGTCTTGATGTTAGGATTCATGACCCAATGAAGGGATTTGTCGCAGAGAAGGAACAATACGACTACATCTTTCTCTGTGTCCCAACTGATTTGGTCCACGGTAGGTTGGATATGACCATTCTTCATGACGCATGTAACGAGTGGAAAGACTATGGTCAAATTGTTATTAGAAGTACAATAGGACCAGATCAGGTACCCGAGTTTCCGAATGCTATTATGATGCCAGAGTTTCTTCGAGAAAAACATTGGCGTGAAGATGTGGACAATCCATACATTCCTATTATTGTGAGTGACTACGTTCTTCACGGGCATCTTGATAGGGCTCTTCCAAATAAAACAATTTTGTATTTACCACCACAAACGGCTGCGTTTTTTAAGCTAGCTAGAAACAGTGCATTGGCAATGAAGGTCGCAGTGGCAAATGAGTTGTATGATATTTGCACTCATCATGGCATCATTTATGATGACATTAGAGATTTGTTGGTGACTGATGTTGCGGTTGGTGGTACCCACTGGGATGTTCCGGGTCCAGATGGACAGCCGGGGTTTGGTGGTAAGTGTCTACCTAAAGACTTGACGCATACCGAGAAATTGTGTTATAATACGGACAATGTTTTTGAAACTGCTCTTAGATGTAATAAGCGCAGGAGACCTTTCGAATGAGAGCATTAGTCCTTGGAAACGGTATAAGTAGATTAAATCGCTTATTACCACAAAATTGTGATGCAGTATGGGCATGTAATCTAGCATTTAAACACAATGTCCATGCCGACTACATTGTATCAACAGATGCCCACCGTCAACATGAAATTTGGATGAGCGGGTATGCTCAAGAGAAAAACTGCTTTTTTCTAGACTGGACCCCAATTCCCGCAAACAGAGAACTGCCAGATACCCTGAGAGATAGTGGGTTTAAAGTAATAGCTAATGAATATCGTGAAGGTATGATGGTCATGAGCGGTTGGCAAAATACAATGTACGTAACATTTTTGGGTGAACAGCAGGGCCTTATCACGAACGTAAACATGCGCGAACTTCCGAGACGATTTAGTTCGGGGGGGCTTGCCATGTGGTTAGCTGCAAAGACGGGGAATGATGAAATTCTACTGGCAGGTTTCGGTGATAAGAAACATGTCTATAGAGAGTACATAAGGGGCCCTGATGAACCACATATAGACCATTGGCAAAAAGAAAGAGATTTTATAATCAATCATTTTAAAGAAATTGAATGGAGATACATATGAGTTTGATAGATAAACTAACAAAGAACAGCACCGTAAAAGACACATCAGTACTCACTGAGTCTAAATTTTTTAACGCCAAAGACCTTATTCAAACAAGTGTACCAGCACTTAACGTTGCTCTGAGCGGTCGTTTGGATGGTGGGCTAACTCCGGGCCTTACGGTTTTCGCTGGACCCTCAAAGCACTTTAAGACAGCTTTTTCATTACTGATGGCAAAGTCTTATCTGGACAAGTATGAAGATGCTGTTGTCCTTTTCTACGATTCAGAGTTTGGCACCCCACAGGATTATTTCACAACGTTTGGTATTGACACTGACCGAGTAATTCATACGCCAGTTACAGACATTGAGCAATTGAAGTTTGATTGTACCAAACAGCTTAAGGAAATCACTCGGGATGACCGGGTAATTGTCATCGTTGATTCTGTTGGCAACCTTGCGAGTAAAAAGGAAGTAGAAGACGCTGAGAACGAAAAGAGTGTTGCTGACATGAGTCGAGCAAAAGCAATGAAGTCATTGTTCCGCATTGTCACCCCACACCTTACTTTAAAAGATATTCCTATGGTCGTGGTTAACCACACCTATAAGGAAATCTCTATGTACCCGAAAGACATTGTTTCTGGTGGTACTGGGGTTTATTACTCAGCAGACAATATTTTCATCATTGGTCGGCAGCAGGATAAACCTAAAGATGAGGTTATCGGTTGGCACTTTATTATCAATGTTGAAAAGTCACGGTTTGTCCGCGAAAAATCCAAGATTCCACTTGAGGTTTCTTTCGAGGGCGGCATTAGCACTTGGTCTGGACTTTTAGACATGGCTCTAGATTCTGGTCATGTTATTAAGCCGGCCAATGGCTGGTACCAGAAAGTTGACATGGAAACAGGTGAAGAGATTGAAGGAAAGTTTCGTGCGAAGGATACCAATACAAAAGAGTTTTGGATTCCAATTCTTCAAGACAAAACTTTTGCCGAGTATATTGATAAGAGATACTCAATTTCAAATGTAGAGGGTATTGTAAATGATGACTTTTCTGAAGACGATTTGGCAGAGGCTTACGACTTGGCTGAAGCCTCCGAAGCCTGATAGGGTAGTAGGTGTCTGTGATTGCTGTGAGTCAGACATTATAGAAAACACTCCAGCCTTATGTTTTCATGACGATGACAATTCAATGTATCTTTGTGAAGTGTGTGTAGAAGAAGTGAGAAAGGAATTCATTAGACAAGAATATGCAAACTGAAAATGTAGTAGTAGCAAATCTTCTGACCAATGAAGATTATTTCAGGAAGGTAATCCCTTACTTGGAACCAGAATACTTTACTGGCCCATATGCAGAAATGGTCGGTAAGATCAGAGAGTATTCTGATAAGTATGGTTCAATGCCTTCGCAAAAAGCACTGTCTATAATGATAGATGAATCCTCTCACATACATGAGGATGATGCGGCATTCATTAGTCAGTTCCTAGAGAACCCCTTGGAAAAAGAAGGGAATCTAGATTGGTTGGTGGATGAAACTGAAAAACACTGCAAACAAAAAGCAGTATTCAATGCCATTAAACAAAGCATTCAGATTATTGATGGCAGGGATGAAAACTATACCCCAGAAGCATTACCGGATATTCTTTCTCAGGCACTGAAGGTTGGTTTTGATACCAATATAGGTCACAACTATTTGAAGGATGCTGAAGCCCGATACGATTTTTATCATATTGTGGAAGAGCGTATTGAAACCGATATTGATATGCTCAACAGAATAACTAAGGGCGGTTTTCCACCTAAGAGTTTGAATGTTGCATTGGCACCAACTGGTGTTGGTAAGACTCTTTTCATGTGTCACTTGGCTGCATACTGTTTGAGTGCTGGTTATAACGTTCTCTACGTTACCATGGAAATGGCTGAAGAAAGGATTGCTGAAAGAATCGATGCCAATCTGATGAACATACCACTATCAGAGCTTCCAGAATGCTCAAAAAATATGTTCTTGGACCGGGTTGGACAAATCCAGAAAAAAACACAGGGTGAGTTGATCATCCGAGAATATCCAACTGCATCTGCACATGCTGGTCATATCAAGGCATTGATTGAAGAGCTTGAACTGAAGCAAGAGTTCAGACCACAGATTGTGTTTGTGGACTACTTGAATATCTGCACCAGCAGCAGATACAAAGCCGGTGGTGGTGCTAATAGCTACACAATCATTAAGTCCATTGCTGAAGAAATGCGTGGGGTTGCTGTAGAAAAAGCCTTACCATTTATAACAGCCACCCAGACTAACCGTGGTGGTTTTGATAACAGTGATATTGATCTGACCGATACTTCAGAGTCTATGGGTCTACCGGCCACTGCAGACTTTTTCTTTGCACTGATCAGCACAGAAGAACTTCAGGAGCAGGGAATGATTTTGTTGAAACAACTGAAGAATCGTTACACGGATGTATCACGGAATAAGAGATTCATGATAGGCGTGGACCGTTCCAGAATGAAACTTCTCAATGTGGATAACGCTGAAGAGGGGTTGGAAAGAGTCGCTGCCCCGGAAACAAATTCTGGTGGATTTGATATGACTCCATCGGGAGAACGAACCGGCGATTTTGATGGGTTTACTTTTTAGTCAGTATAAATAGTGGGGGAGGACCACATTATGACTGACGAAACAATAAAAACAAAAACAGTTGAAGTTGAAAAAGAGGTTCTGAACCAAGATTTAAATGGTGATGGGAAGATCACTAAAGAAGAATATAATCTTGATCTGGAATTTAAGCGAAAGCGTTTAGAAGACGCAGACGCTATGCGTGATGCACAACGAAAGATGGCATGGTTTGCCCTAGGCGGTATGCTGCTGTATCCGTTTGCGGTGGTGCTGGCTTCTCTGGCAGGATTAGAGACTGCATCTACTACTCTTGGTGATATGGCTGCTACTTATTTTGTATCAGTGGCTGCGATTGTGGCTGCGTTTTATGGAAAGACTGCGTTCGAAAACAGTAAACAATAATTATGACTCATATTTTTAATCGAGCCCCGGAGAATGACCGATTCGGGTTTTATGAAGAACTTTTCGGTGATCTAGAAGGTAAAACGGTTATGGATTTCGGGGGCAACTCTGGGAATCTTTTGCACTTTTCTGATGGGAAGATCAGGGAAGAAGATTATACTTGTGTTGATGTCGATTTGGAAGTCATGGAACAATCCATGATGGAATATCCAATGGCTGAGTGGCTACATTATAACACCCACCATCCAGTGTATAATCCAACTGGTATTCGTTTTGCACCATTACCCCAGAGTAGACGAGAAACCTTTGATTACATATTCTCGTACAGTGTTTTTTCTCATACGGATTTTAAAGAGTTGCATTATACTTTAAATAGAATGCGAGCAGTGTACAGTCCAACGGTAATGGCACATAGTATCCAACTCACTTCAGATCATAAAATGGTTGAGTGGTATTATGATCGAAGGGTTGAGGAATATGGGCGCTGTGCGGATTTTCAGGAAGCGTTCGATGATTGTAAGGAGAGTGTTACTCTTGTAGATAACGATACTGTTTACGTGGATACCATGCAACTACCACTAAATACTTGTAAACACTTGGTGACTTTTTACAAAAAGGACTGGTTGCTTTCTATGTTAAAATTTTATGGCTTTGATGTACAGCTAGTAAAGCCAACTGGATGTTATCAGACATACATTTTGATAAAAAGTGCTTGACAACAGAATTTACATGTGATAGTATGTGTAATGAATATGCTCTAATTGAGTATATTGTTTTAACTTTAATATGATAAGGAGAAGATTATGACTAATCGACGATATAACCAAAACACCCGCATTCTAACATTCCTGAATTCAGGCCGAACCCTGTCAGCCCCGCAAGCGGCTCGATTATTCGGTGCTCAATCACTGAGCAAGCGAATCAGCGAACTTCGTGCTGAAGGTGTTGCGATTGAAACTACTACCAATCGTAGCGGGTACACTGCTTACCGACTGTCTTAAGCAGCATGGTATGGGCTCCACCTACGGGCCCATTCTTTCTTCCCAAATAGGTATCAAAAATGGCAAATGATGTTGTAACTACTATCCGTGTGATCGGCTCAGAAGAAGCCACGGACGAATTTCGATTCTGGTTTACTGCTTTTCATGACAATCAAGAGGGTGTTGAATGCATGGAGTTTATGCCTCCATGGGACGAAGAGGACTACCCCAGTAAAGAGTGGATGAAGGATTGTGTAGGTTCAGACAACACGTTGGTAACCTATGTTAGTACGGGAAATGTTGACAGTGCCATTACATATATCCGAAGTACTTGGTCACATGTTGTCCCATTCGCAGGATTGCTTGGGCACCATCTAAGAAACTTTGATGAAAATGTCAGGTTGGAAGTGACCTATGTTGACGAAATGATGAATTTTGCTGGTTCTGGTAATTGGCATAAAGGTAAATGGAGCCTCACAGAAAAGGATGCATTCTTTTGGAGTGACTTTAGTGAAGAAGAAATTGACCACCTGTTGGAAGTTTGGTTGGTTAGGAAGAAAGTATGTCTTTAAAATTGGTGGCATCCACTAAAGTATTCCAAAATATTGGCAGTTTGGATATGCCAATGTGGAAATGTGTTGACGGAAAAGAGTACATTGTTGGCTATTTTGATGAAGAACCAACGTGGAAAGAGGCTGGTGAGGTTATAAATAAGTTCATTCACTACTTGGAGGGTAACTTATCTATTGACACCAAAGAAATTTACAGTGGTTTTGATCTTTACGAGAAAGGCAAAATGACACATTGTGAATTTTTCCAGTTGGACAGCAGTGGAGTAATTGACTTCCCAGCTAAAGACTTGACTGAGATAGACGTTACAGACGTACTTAATGGACTCCAAGGAATATAGACTCACAATAGGCTACACCTACTACGACGAACCCGAATTACTGAAGAACCAGTTAGAACACTGGCTTCGATACCCACCTGAGATTCAGATCATACTCGTTGATGATGGGTCTCAAAAATACCCCGCATATGAATTTTTAAAAGACTTGGATATTACAAACCTTCAGCTATGGGAAGTAGATGAGGATTTGGGATTCAACAGCCACGGCTGTAGAAATCTTATAGCTAGAATAGCCCCCACAGATTTTGTCCTGTTCATGGACATAGACTGCCTCATTTCACCCGATCAGGTTGCGTATTTAAAACGCATCAGATTGAACCGGGACAAAATGTATCGGTTTGCATTATTAAACACCACCAATGACAAATATGACCCGTGGCCCGGACACCCAAATGTATTCCTAGTAAACAGGGATAAATATTGGGAGGCTGGTGGCTATGATGAATCTTTCACCGGCTGGCATAAGGGAGACAGAGAGTTCCACAGGCGATTAGAGAAGGTTGTTTTACCATCTAAGCTAACCAATAGTTTAGGAATTACTGTTGTCAGGGGAGGTCGTAGGGCTGTTTTAGACGAATCCCTAGACCGGATTGTATATGACGATGATGCCATGTTGATCAGATTGCCTGCACCCCCACCAAGCGAAAAAGATTTGGTGGGTACCGTTAAGGAAAAGATTAATTTTTCCTACACTAGAAAGTTATAAATAGGAATATGACCATGAGATTAAGCGAAAATTTTACATTAGCCGAGTTTACAAAATCAGATACTGCGATTCGTTTGGTTTTGGATAATAACCCAACGGACGAACATCTAGAAAACATACAGCATCTGGTTGATACTATCTGCCAGCCGGTCAGAGACCATTATGGTAAGGCAGTTCGGGTGACTTCTGGTTATCGTTCAGGCCCCCTCAACCGAGCTATAGGTGGGTCGAAAAACTCACAGCACAGCAAGGGTGAGGCAGTTGATTTCGAGATATCAGGAATTGACAATAAAGAGCTTGCGAAGTGGATTGTGGAGAACTGTGAATTTGACCAGTTGATTCTGGAATTCTATGACCCGGAAGTTGGTGGTAATAGTGGTTGGGTCCACGTATCTGTTAAGAAGGGTGGTGGCAACCGTAAGTCTGTGCTACGAGCATTTAAGCGAAGTGGTAGAACTGTTTATGAAAAAATTGAACTATAGGAATTGGTGATGGGTAAATTATCTTTTGTGCTTTTTTTGGTCACTGTTATGATGGGTGTTGCTGGTAGGATGTATTATACCAGTACACAGGAAACCATTATGGGATTGAACCAGAACATTGCAACATTGCAGGCCAACGTACTACAGGTTGAACAGGCACTGGAAACCAGTAATGAAACTATTCAGCGGCAACAAGAAGAGGCTGAACAGGTAGCTGAAGCAAACGCCCTTTTACGAGAGCGACTTGAGCAATCAGAGACCTATAAGAACGAGTTAGCCGGTAAACTATCTCGACACAATCTGACTCAGTTGACGTTACAGCGTCCGGGCAGAATCGAAACTATTGTCAACGAAGCGACAGAGAGTATATTTGATGAACTTGAGAATCTTACTGGCAAGCCTGCTGATATTAGTCCTGAGTAGTTGTGCTACTAGGGTACCACCAGAACCGGTGGTTATAACAGAAACGGAATACGTGTTCAGGGAAATCCCACTACAGGATAGACCACCACCCGTTAGTCTGTTGGATATAAATTTTTACGCAGTCACCAGAGAAAATCTAGACGAGTTTCTAGAACGATTTGAAAACGAGAATGGAGTGGTTGCATTTTTTGCTTTGAGTGTACCAGATTACGAAGACATATCTTTGAATGTGGCAGAACTGAAGCGATACATAGAATCACAGGAAGCGATCATCCTGTATTACGAAGAGAATATTAACAGCCCAGAAGAATAAAAATGAAATCATTTAAAGAATACTTCGATGAGAGTCTTAAAGATTGGTTTGGTAAAGGTCCAAAGGGAGATTGGGTCAGAATGGACACCAAAGGAAAAATTAAAGGTCCATGTGCAAGAGAAGAAGGTGAGGGTAAGCCTAAATGCCTGCCACGATCAAAGGCTCAGTCTATGTCAAAGAAAGACAGAGCCTCAGCAGCTAGGAGAAAGCGTAGAGAAGACCCTGTAGCTGATAGATCAGGCAAGGGTGGAAAGCCCATAATGGTAAAAACCAAGAAAGAAGAAGTGGATAAAACGGTTCTGAAGAAGCGTAAAAAAGCGAACGACGAGGCACAAAAATCACTCAAGGACCCAAGTCACAATCCTCCTTGGGCCAGTTCTAAATCAAGTGCAAGCTCTTTTCAGAGAGAAGAGGTCAAATATATTATGGAAAAGGCTAAGCCAACAAAGCCAGCACTGTGGAATAGGGCAAAGGCGGCTGCTCGTGCTAAATTCGATGTTTACCCCTCAGCTTATGCGAACGGTTGGGCTGTTCGTTGGTACAAGAAGCGTGGTGGTGGTTGGAAGACTATTAAAGAAGAGAAAGACTCTCGACTTAAGTCTGCTGGTGTTTCCGGTTTCAACAAACCAAAAAGAACACCTAGTCACCCTAAAAAATCCCATGTTGTTGTAGCAAAGTCCGGTGGTAAAGTGAAGACGATTCGTTTTGGGGAGCAGGGTGCTAGTACAGCAGGCAAACCCAAGAAAGGCGAATCTGCTCGCATGAAGGCAAAGCGTAAGTCATTTAAGGCCCGCCACGGCAAGAACATTGCCAAGGGTAAGATGAGTGCGGCATACTGGGCAGATAAGGTTAAGTGGTGATCCTATGTCTGAAGAACATGATCCCAATAAAGTAACTGTAGACACGGCATATAAAACCAGATGGATTTGGTATCATACAATACTTGCATTAGAACTTGCTATGACAAATGTTTTGATGATAGGTATATTAGTTGTTCTCTGCATAAAACTATAAAGAAGGCTAAACATGAAATCATTTAAAGAACACGCAGAGCTTGATGAAGGCGCACTAGCAGACAAGATACGAAAGGCTAAGGTTCTCAATAAGAGAAACTATAAGCTGGCGGCTAGTGAACTTCAGAAACGCATGAAGAAAGACCCTAGTAAAACTAGACAGTCCCACGCACATGATGTTGCTCAATATGTTAAAAATATTGATGCTAAGAAACTGGCTGCAGAAGAGGTGAGCCCCCCGAAAAACAATTTCGTAGCCAAGCATGCTAAAAAATACAACAAGGCTGCTGTTCACAAAGATCGAAAGAAAGATTCTAAGCGTGGTGCAATCAAGCACAAGAAACGCTTCTATGAGGGCATAGAGTACAATTCTGAAATGGGTATAATGGATTGGGGAACTGCTGCAGGAACCCGATACATGAAGAGCAACACCCCCGGTGAATCAACACAACCAAATGCATGTCCAGAGTGTGGTTGTCGTTGTGGTCAAATTCCCTGTACGTCTTGTGGTACCAGCATCAGTAAAATGAAAGAATCTGCTGCTGAGACTCGCCCAGAATACAAAGACATGAATATGGACATTGCACCAGAGGCTGGCATCATCCCTTTGACTGATACTGATGTTCGTGAACTAGAAAACCAAGCAGATCATTTTTCTTGGCAAACGGCATTAGACATGGACCTGTATGACGAAGATGAGTTAGAGTCAGATTGGGATTCCACGGTTCCAGACGATGAGGTTCAGATCACAGAGGTTTTGTCTGTACAGGGTCGTTTGAAGCGTAGGTTTGCAGCCAGAAAAAATAAGCAGAAGCTTAGGGTTGCCCGTAATATCTCATTAAGGCGTGGGTCTACCCCAGATCGACTCAAGAAACGTGCTACCCGTGGTGCCCGTGGGCTTGTATATAAGAGGCTTTTGAGAGGTCGCAATAAGTCCACAATGCCACCAGCAGAAAAGGCTCGTTTGGAGAGAATGCTTCAGCTTTACGCCCCTCTAGTAAGCAGACTGTCAGTCAGGCTACTTCCAAACATGCGTAAAATGGAAATCAGTCGCATGAAGAATCGGAGGGCTAAACCGGCAGCAAAGTCGAAGAAGTATAAGCCAGCGAGACCAGTTGGAAAGAAACAAACTTCTAAAAAGTTTAAAGTTAAGAAGTAAAAGGAACCCGGTTAATACCGGGTTTTTTATATCCCTCTGTAAAATTCCCCTATTATAAATACCTATATGAACAAAGCAGAACGGCAAAGATTAGACCAATTGGTTCGACAGGGCATTATTCCTGTTGAAAAACAGAACATTTTGATGAAAGCCATGGCTTCTCTCTATAACGGTTCTCAGCTAGCACCAGTGGAAAGGGATGTTCTTTCAAAGTACATGCATAATATGACGGACATTATTTTGAAAGATACGACTGTGTTTAATCGAGCCAAATTACACACACAAAAAACTAGATATAGAACGGAGGAAAATACCGTGGAAGATGTTGAAGAAAATGTAAAAGTTCTTGACGGTCCTGAAGAATTAGAGCGATTCAGAAAAGGTGAAGAGGAAAAGGCAAAGAAGAAGACTAAAGGTGCTCGTGTAAAATTCCGTAATTTGCCCCCTGAGTTGCGTAAAGAAAAGATGAAGGCTGGTTTGGGTGAGGATGTTGAGGATATTTTAGACTTCAACGAAGACTATTCACAACGAATCCAATTGGCATTGGAGTATTACGGCTTTGAAAGTATCCGTGATCTACCAGAAGAATTGAAGTCAGAATTTTTCCAAGTTGTTGATGAAGCTGCTCATATCACAGATCAGGATTTCGAAGACCTAGAAGAAAGTGAAAATGTTGATGAGGCAAGATTATCACCACATGTTGCTAGGCGCGTAGTCAAAAGCACCCGTAACATGACACCGAAAAGTAAAAGAGTTGTTAAAGATTTTGTTGACGGGGTTCAACAATCAGGTCGTAAAAAGAAACTAAACATGCCAGAAGAAGTCGAGCAAACTGATGAAGCTTACGATAATGACGGTAAGCAGGTTCGTTCAATGGACCGACCCAACTATGTTAGCAAAGACCCTAGCCAAAGCAAACGTCGAGCACGATTTGCGGCTAAAGTAAAGGCGAAAGCACGTAAACAAATGTATCGAGAAGATGTCAAGCCTGCTGAAGACGTTGAAGAAGCCATGACTCCCGAAGCGAAAGCCAAGCGTCTTGAAGTTATTAAGAAGGCAGTGGCTAAGGTTCAAAACGGAAACAATGCTGCTTCAGCCGCTGCTCGAAAAGATGCCAAGCGAGACATGAACAATGAAGAAATGTCTCCAGAGTTTAAGAAGAAGCGATTAGAAACAATTAAGAAGGCAGTAGACAAGGTTCAAAACGGCAACAATGCCGCAGCCACTGCCGCTCGAAAAGATGCCAAGCGAGATATTAAAAACGAAGAGAATGAAGCAGAGCGTCAAGCGCAACTACAAGAGCTTCGTACCATGATTAAAGAGGGTAATAACAAGCTGGGTGCATACAAACTTTTATCACAAATACTAAATAAAGAAACAGGAGAACAATAATGGCCGTATGGGGAAAGGCAGACGATAAAACAGCAACCGGTACGGTAGCACTAACCGAACCGACAGCAACCTTTGATGGTGCTTCGGACGTAGATGCTAACACCATTACTATAACCGCTCACCCGTTTCGAGTTGGTGATAAGGTTAATTATGTAGATGGTGGTGGTACACAGGTTGTAGGATTGGTTGACACTAGCGATTACTACATCACTAATGTCACAACAAACACAGTACAGTTGGCAGCAACCGAACATGACGCTCGTCACAACGTAGCAAACGTTATTACACTAGCAGATGGTGTTGGTGCAGCCCACGCACTTACATTGGCTTTTGACGTTTCTACTCGCGGCATCCTAACCGGTGCTGGTGGTGCAGACTTTACAGCAGAAGCTGCTGTTGGTGATGTTGTTGATGTTTCTGGACAGTCAATGGTAATTCTTTCTATTGAAAGCGCAACTGGCGCAACTGTAGAGAATCTTGACCGAGAGACCGCACTTGTTGCATTTGGCGCAACCGCATACACACTGAGCGAAAAGCCAGTGTCCATCGGTGCAGATTCAAACATCAGCGCATCTGAAGTTTTCGGTGTTGATAACACTGAACTTTCTGCTGGTGACGATAATGTTGTATCTATCGGCGTACAAGAAGCGGGTACAGGTTATCTTGAAGTTCCTGCTGTTACTATTACTGGTGGTGGTGGCTCTAGTGCTGCTGCAACCGCTTCTATTGCCGGTGGTGTGGTAACTGGAATTACTGTTACTAATGTTGGTTCAGGATATACTTCTGACCCCACAGTAGCAATTGACCTTCCGTTCATCACAATTCCACAGGCGAACGTAACAATTGCAGATACTGACACTATTGCATATACTGGTCACGGTCTTTCAGTGGCTGACGAAGTTAAATACCAAGACGGTGGTGGTGCTGCCCTTGCTGGTCTGGTTGATGACACTTCTTATTTTGTTTCTGGTGTTGGTCTAACCACTGATGATTTTCGTTTGGCAACTTCTGCTGTTCTTGCAGCAGGTGAAGCTGTACCAACCGCAACAATTACTGACACCGCTGGTGCGTTTGGAATCGCAACCTCTGATGGCAATCTTGCTGTCGGTGATCGCGTAGTCATTACCGGTACACTGACTGGAACTGCTACAATTACTGGATATGTTGATGGAAACATCTATGAAGTATCTGCAGTAACTGGTGCTGCTCCTGCCAATACAGCCTTTACTCTTACAGATGAGGACGGTACTGCTTTGGTAACTACTGCAGGAACCCTTGAGGGTCTTACTCTGACTGGATACACCATTATCGATCTAACTGGTACTGGTAACGATGCTCAGATTTTTGAGAAAATCGGTGAGACTGCTGCTACAGCAATCGCCGGTCGTGGTGCTGGTGCAACTTCTGGTGGTCCCGCACACTCCGGTTGGGTTAAGAAGACCGAGGGTGTTGGACAACGAGCAGGCCGGGTCCAATATGAAGTACTAGTGGCTTTGTCTAAGAATGGTATCACTGGCGATGCTGCCGATGATATTCCGTTCCCTGACGCCTAATAAATACTTTTAAATTATTAGGAGTATTTAATGGCTGATTCAAAACTTTCAGAACTTACGGCTGCAACTTCTGCAGCCGTTTCTGATGTCCTTTATCTGGTCCAATCTGGCGTGAGCAAGAGAATCACTGCTGGCAATCTTTTTGCCAACATAGACTTTCCTGCTATTTTTAAAGATTTGGTACAGATTCAAGATGAAAATGAAATGACATCAATCGGCGCGATTGATATTACAACCAACATTACCAAAATCAATGACCCGGACCAAGCTGGTGCGCTAACAATTGCTTCTGGTGCTGATGGGCAGATGAAGTTTATAATCATGACCAGTAATACTGGTGCCCACACGTTAACACTCTCGGGCTCTGGTGTTGAAGGTAGTATTGCATTTGACTCAGCAGGTGACACTGCAACATTGATGTATACTGGTACTAAATGGTACATGGTTGGAGGTACTGCAACCATTACATAAGGATTAGTATATGATTGAGTTGAATGAAGAAAACTTTTACATTTATGCAGTAAAGCACTACTACAACCCCGGCTCCATGGGGGTAACAGATTTAGAAGAAGACCTGAATCGTTTGAAGTACATAAAACGACTCCTGAATAGATATCACAAAACAGGAGAAGTGAACGAAAGGCTGGTTTTAAATCATCTTGTAGTTCTTTATAATGTATTTGACGAAGCAGCCACTGATATGTTGTTTTATAAACTTGGTCAAGAGTATTGGTCAGACCTTAAAACCTATCTAGTGTTTTTACACAGAATGCCCTTACAAACAATTGTGAGTGAGGGTATAAAACAAACTGATATACCTTTAAACGAAGAATTAATAGAGATACTGAGAAGCCTATAATGTCAAGATTAGCAGATGGATATGTAACACTGAGAATTCTTAAGCTTCTCGCCACTCCTATTAAAAAAACCAAGGCGTATGAGCTTGGTATTGTTGATGCTGATGGAACAAAGATTAAGAACCCCATTACATCAACCGAGAAAGATGCCTACTCAATGCTACAGCGTTTCGTTTTTAAGGTACAAAAGGCACTGACAAAATCTCCAGATCGCAATGCAAAAAGGCTCTTGACAGTTGCTGCTGCATTGAGTATACTTAGAGAGAATGAGGACGTTTTGTCTTTGTCAGAAGAAGAATTCGATTCTCAACTGGCCTTGTTCGAAGGTTTTGATCAGGTAAAAACTCAAGCGAGTCTTCTGGAACTTGACATGTTGTCCTTCAAGACCTATTCAGAGGAAGTGGCTGCAAATGCTGTTGGTGGGGGTGGTATCGATGGGATTGGAATTGGTCCCAAAGGTGAGCCCGGTAGAGACCCAGTAATGATGCCCATGGTCCGAAGGCGCAAGAAAAAGAAGAAGAAAAATGTCCGATAATTTAGAAACGGAAATCGCAATCGTCAAGAATGACGTAAACCAAATTGGGAGACTATTTAGTAAACTCGAAATTGCTCTGGATAAAATTACTGACGTTAACGCTAGCATCGGTCAAATGTTGGCTGTCCACGAACAACGTCTTGTAGATTCGGAAAAGGAATTTGTTTACATAAAAAAGGAAATAGATGCTGCAGATGAAAAAATGAACAATGAAATAAAAGAAATCCATTCACGACTAACCACCAATACAAGGGAAATTGAGCGGAAAATGTCAGACGAAATAGATAAGGTATTAGCAGCAATTAAAGACCTGAAAAAATCTATAGATGATCACGAACAGGACGTAGAAGATCGTTTGGTTTCATTGGAGAAGTGGAGATGGATTATCCTAGGTGCCTTTACTACTGGGGCTTTCCTGCTTGGCAACGGAGTGACATTTTCTAAAATATTGGGTATATTCGCTTGACAGCCGCCTAAAAATTTAGTATCATTATATAATGTCTTTATATATTGATCTAAAATACATAAATCAAATTTCCTTCAAACTAGACCGGTTTGCGAAAAAGCAGGATTACCTGTTCAATTTTCGCTGCCCGTATTGTGGGGATTCCCATACAAACAAGAATAAGGCTCGTGGATACATCTATCGTAAAAACAACGATATGTTCTACCGGTGCCATAATTGTCATGAGGGCACTACCTTTGGGAAGCTACTGGAACACGTAGACCCATTGCTGTATAAAGATTATGTGCTGGAGAAGTTCATCAAGAAAGATGACCCGAAACCAGAGAAGAAGAACCCAGAGTTCGCATTTGATTTTAAACCGAAGTTTGATAAGCCTTTGTCTATCATTGATGGGCTCATGGACCGATTGGATATGTTACCCAGTGACCATGAGGCAGTTCGTTATGTGAAATCCCGCCAAATTCCAGAAGAACAGTTTTCTCGAATGTACTTTGTGGAAGACATTAGGAATCTCACAACACTCAATCAAAAGTACAAGAAGCCCTTTGAAAAAATGGGAGCACAGCCACGGCTTGCATTACCATTCATCAGAGAAGACGGTCAGGTTGTCGGTTTGTGTTTGCGAGCCCTGCGTGGTGAAAAACTCAGATATATAAATCTTATTATCAAGGAAGAACTACAGGTCTACGGATTAGACACTGTAGATGTGGACAAGGAAGTTTTTGTTGTGGAGGGGCCTATTGACAGCCTCTTCCTCGACAACTCAATAGCATGTGTCGGTACTTCTTTTAATAAAGTTGACCACTTAAGACTGACACATTTTACAATGATTTTTGATAACCAGCCTCGCAATAAAGAAGTGTGTGCTCTTATCAAAAAACAAATAGAGGCTGGGAATAAAATATGTCTTTGGCCTGATGTTGTTGAAGAAAAAGATATAAATGAAATGATTCTTTCTGGGCTATCTAAGGAAAACATAACTAAGATAATTCAGGATAATACATATCAAGGTCTTGAAGCAGAACTTGAGTTTGCAGAATGGAGGAAGTGTTGATGAGTGAATTTTTTGATTGGTTGATACTGGGTGGGAACGAAAGTATGAAGCCGCAGATCAGAAGCTGGACTATATGATCGAATTACTAGAAATGGAAGCAACAATCGCAGCCGCAGAGCTATCACAATAATAAGAGGAAGTACATGAAGAAAGAACATGTGGGGATACAAATAGATTTATCCCGTGACGAACTGTTTGACAAATTAGGCTTAAGTAGACTTAGAGAAAGCTACATGCAGGAAGACGAAGAGTCTCCTCAAGAAAGATTTGCATATGTTAGTGCCAAGTTTGGTTCTAACCCAGAACACTCACAACGGCTGTATGAATACGCAAGTAAGCACTGGTTGTCATACTCGACACCAATTCTTTCTTTTGGTAAGACTAAGAAGGGACAACCAATTTCATGCTTCCTAAATTACATCGATGATACTGCACCCGGTCTTGTCGATAATCTTTCCGAGACCAATTGGCTATCCATGTTGGGTGGTGGTGTAGGTATCGGTTTCGGTATCCGAGCCAGCGACGATAAGTCTGTTGGTGTGATGCCACACCTAAAAACTTACGATGCATCTTCTCTGGCTTATCGGCAAGCAGGTCGGCGTGGTAGTATCGCAACGTATCTGGATATTTCTCACCCAGACATTTTAATGTATCTGGAAATGAGAAAGCCCACTGGTGACCAGAATGTTCGTGCATTAAATCTGCACCATGCGGTAAATATCCCTGACCGGTTTATGGAAATCGTTGAACGAGCCATGACTGACCCGGACGTTGATGACGGTTGGAACTTGGTGGACCCCCATTCAGGAGAAATTCGAGAGACCGTATCTGCCAAGAAACTTTGGCAAAAGCTTTTGGAATTGCGAATGGAAACGGGTGAGCCGTACATCCATTTTATTGATGCCAGCAATCGTGCTCTACCAGAATTCCAGAAAAATTTGGGCTTGAAGATACACCAATCAAATTTGTGCAGTGAAATTCTTCTAGCCACAGACAAACTCCGAACCGCTGTTTGTTGTTTGTCATCATTGAACCTTGAGTACTATGACTCATGGTCTAAGAACACACAGTTTATCCGTGACGTAGCAGAAATGCTGGATAACGTTTTACAATATTTTATTGATCATGCTCCTGATTATGTGTCCCGAGCGGTTTACTCTGCAATGAGAGAACGTAGTATTGGTGTTGGCGAACTTGGCTGGCATGCGTATCTCCAGAGTAAGAACATTCCGTTCGAGAGTGCGATTGCTAAGGCTACTAATCTGAGGGTTGAGAAACATATCAGAGGAAAACTTGATGAAGCAAACTTGGAGCTTGGAAAAGAGCGCGGAGAGGCACCAGATGCAGAGGGCACTGGGCAACGATTTAGTCATGTACGGGCGATTGCACCGAACGCATCTAGTAGCATCATTATGGGCAACACTAGTCCATCAATTGAGCCGTTTCGGGCAAATGCTTACAGACAAGATACCATGTCTGGGGCTCATCTCAATAAAAATAAGTATCTGGTTAAGCTTATTCAAAGTAAGATTGAAGCTGGGGAAACTAAACAGGCAGAAGAAGAAATCTGGTCTTCAATAATTTCAAACGATGGTTCAGTCCAGCACCTGAGATTTTTGGATGACTATGAAAAGGATGTATTTAAGACAGCCATGGAAATCGATCAGCGTTGGTTGGTTGAACATGCAGCTACCCGTCAAAAGTACATCGATCAGGGACAGTCCCTGAACCTGTTCTTCCGTCCAGATGTGAACATTAAATACCTGCATGCTGTTCATTACATGGCGTGGAAACAGGGACTCAAGACTTTGTACTACTGTCGTTCAGAGAAGGCAGCAAAGGCAGACCGAGTATCGAATCGAATTGAGAGACAAATTATCAAAGAGATTGATTTGAATGCAATGGTAGAAGAAGGAGAGTGCTTATCTTGTGAAGGATAGCGAAGGTTAAGTTTTTATAATGAGAGGGTAGAACAATTAACGACATAACATTAGAGTACATAGACAGTTGTATCCCACCAGACCAGCCAATTGGTGTTATGGTTTCTGGTGGGATTGACAGTGCTACGCTTTGGTATGCTGCGAAGAAGATTTGTCTTGAGCGTGGGCAGGAATGTCTGCCATACAGTATAGCCAAGCTTGATGGTGCCGAGTATCATGCCACTAGTGTTATGATTGTCACCTGTAAGCTCCTAGGAATCCCTCTGATAAAAACTAAGATGGTTGGTGAGGTAACCGATGACCACTGTGAAACGACTGTCTCAGGGATTCGTGAGGTCGCTCAGATGGGTAAGTATGTGTTGGCAGGAGATACAGCATATTTCCCAGATTTGGACCCCGGATTTGATTTGCTACCAAGAAACAGAGCACCCGAAAACCACCCAGTTTTTCAACCTTATTTCGATTTAACTAAAGAAAAAACGATAAAATTTGCAAAAAACTTAGGTATTTTGGACGTTCTTATGTTAGTGACCCATTCATGCACCGAACGGAGCATATCACGCTGTAAAAAGTGTTATTGGTGTAGGGAGCGTGAACTGGCTTTCAATAAACTTGGTATTGTGGATGGAGGTTCAGCATGAATGTCTGGAATTATTTAACGATGATGGTGGTTTGTCTTATGATTGTTGCACTATCATTTATTGGAAAAATGGATGTGTCAGAATCAGAGCCAGAACAGTCGCTAATAATGTCGGCGGTATCCTGTTCTGCAAATGAGGCTAAAAACCAATTGAAGATTTCTTGTGAGGCAACCAGTTGGGGTAGGTGGGAAATCTTTTACGTGTACGATAATGAAATAGTATTCAAAGAGGCTGACGTATATAATGATAGTGTGGGGGTAGTATTTTCCACGAACCCAGTAGAACTATTTGTCGTTTACTTCGATGAGGGTGGGGAGAAAAATGAAGTCTGGTTGCAGATTGAAAGCACTCTAAAAAGTTGTGCCCCAGTTAATAGTTGTTATATTCCATGATTGTAAGAGTTAATAGTCATTATCCAATCGAAGACATGATTGAGTTTTGTAATGCTGCTATCGATATAAAGAAGCCAGCAACGATTAATTTGGAAACCGATGATTGGGAGAATAACCCGCACACTCTTCTCTATGCGTTATACATAGAGAGGCGATATGACGGTGATAGGTCAGGCTATCTGGTCTGTCGGGAAAATGATAAGGTTGTCGCTGGTGCTGGTTGGTCTCCTTGCGTGATAGACCCCCAGATGTACGTGCAGTCAAGATCGTTTGTGGTCAACTCTATGAACTTTCACAGACTATCATTCGCAATTTCAGACTATGCATTTTACAGCCAGTATAAAGGTGGGGTACTAACATTTGAACCTCATAACTATGAATTTATGATGCGTCTCGTGGACCTTCAGGCAGCACACGCTTTCGACCCTTATTATGAAAAAGATCGGGTATGTGGGAGAGTGTTCAGACACACTTATAAAAAACAAAAAACCCGGTGTCTACCACTAATGCTATATCCAGCCCCGGTGAATTATAGATACTGCAAACAATTTTTAGTTGCACATTTTTTTGATGAAAATTATCGAGAAACTTTTGTGAGGAAAGTTGCAATACATGAGACGGTTTAGACGTTGGGATGAAGACCCTATTTATGAAATTGATTATGACGATTGGAATAACTCTATTGCTTTGTTTGGTGACTCCACGACATATGGAAGGGGGTTACCGGAGAGAGACCGATTACATAATAAACTAAACAGTGAAAGGCCGGTAAATAATTTTTCTTATCCCGGTCACTCGAACGAACATATTTTTAAACGTATTGTTGATGTGGTAAGTGAGCATGGGTTTCCCCATGCAATAGTTGTTGGGTGGACTTCAAGTAAAAGAATGACTGTCATTGATGAGGCTACAGATTGCATGGAGCCATTGGGCATTTGGACAGGCAAGCAAAATTCTGGTTATGATCTTTTCATTACTATGATGAGCGAGTTCCCAAAGACCTTAGTATCAAGGACAGAAGACATTGTTAAAGCTACTCGACTGATGTGCCAAGATAAGTGCATATTGAAAGAGTGGACTATATTTGAGATACCATTCATGGTGGGAATCCCGAACGAAGAAACCGGGATACACTATCAAGAAAGAATTGATTTCGGATACGATGACATGCACCCCGGACCAAAAACCATAACAGAAATTAGTAAATATATAGGAACGATATAAATGGCCCTAACACTCACAGACGAAAGACCCTATTTCAAACCATTCCAATATTCATGGGCATATGATGCTTGGTTGAAACACGAACAGTCCCACTGGCTGATGACTGAGGTACCAATGCAGGAAGACGTTAAGGATTGGCAGACCAGACTCACAGACGCTGAGAAAGCCTTCCTTACAAACATCTTTCGCTTCTTCACACAGGGTGACATTGACGTTGCCGGTGCTTATGTAAACAACTATCTACCACACTTCCCACAACCAGAAGTGCGTATGATGTTGCTTGGGTTTGCAGCACGAGAAGCACTGCACGTTGCGGCATATTCTCATTTGATCGAAACTTTGGGTATGCCAGAGTCTACGTATCAAGAATTTCTTGAGTATGAATCAATGGCAGAGAAGCATGATTACTTCCAAGGGCTTTCCATGGAAACACAGGACAAACAACAGATTGCAGTGAACATTGCTGCGTTTTCGGCATTTACTGAAGGTATGCAGTTGTTCTCTTCGTTCATCATGTTGTTGAATTTCCCACGACACGGAAAGATGAAAGGCATGGGGCAAATCGTTACATGGTCTATTGTAGATGAGACCCAACACGCAGAGAACATGATCAAGTTGTTCCGAGAATATGTGAATGAAAATCTTGAAGTCTGGAATGACGAGACTAAAAGTAAGATATATACCATTGCAGAAAAAATGGTAGAACTGGAAGATAAGTTTATTGATCTGGCATTTGCCATGGGTGACATGGAAGAGTTGACTGCAGAGGATGTTAAGAAGTACATCCGTTACATTGCAGATCGACGCTTGATCAGTCTTGGTCTCAAGGGAATCTTCCGTATTAAGAAGAATCCATTGCTGTGGGTGGAGGAAATGATTAACGCTCCTATTCACACAAACTTTTTTGAGAATCGTTCTACGGATTACGCTCGTGGGGCATTAACAGGAGATTGGGGAGACGTTTGGGCATGAAGAAAGTTTGGATAGATTATTTTGCCAAAATTGCAAAAGAGACTGCGGCTATGTCTTATGCAAACAGGTTGAAAGTTGGTTGTGTAATCGTCAAGGAAAACGCACAAGGACATTATAATATCATATCAATCGGGTATAACGGTATGCCCAGTGGTTGGGAAAATGTTTGTGAAGACACTATTGACACAGGCACTAACATTTATTATCAGACCAAACCAGAAGTGATGCATGCAGAGCGGAATGCTTTGGATAAGGTTACAAGATCAACTGAGTCTAGTGAGGGTGCGGTTGCATTTACTACAACTGAACCGTGTTTGGAATGTGCTAAGAGTCTTTTTGCTGCGGGGATTAAGGAAGTATATTATATCGATGCTTACGATAGGGTACCCAATGTCGGTATAAACTTTTTGGAAAAGTCAGGTGTTAAAGTATGTCAGATTTGAAAGTAGAAAAAATAATTGAGTGTGAACATTGTAATACTGAGTTCACGGTAACCCACAACATGTCAGAACATCACTATATGGTAGGTTTCTGCTGTTTCTGTGGGTATGAGTTGGAAGTTGAAGTGACCCTAGATGATTTCGTGGGTCTTGATGAAGAGAACTTCTAATGCAAGGTCAGTGGCAGGGTGGAAAGGGTTCTGGAAAAAGAAAGAGCCAGATCAGTTACAAGGAAGAGTGTATTCGCTATGACTTGTCGTTTTGTGATATGCCAGACCCAGTAGATTGTAAGAAGTGTGGGTGGAAACCTTCAATAGTACAAAGTAAAGATGATTTGTTTAGAGTTCATTGTGCGAATCTTCCATGCGAAATGAAAGTCGAAGAGACCAGCCACTCACTCAAAGAAGCCACCATTCGATGGAATTATGAAAATAAGTAATATAAATAGTGTATTGGAGGGTTTCAATGCACTATGGCTAAGAAAAAAACAAGAAAAAAGAAAGAGCCTCAGATACACAGAGTTTACGTTACAACGTTTCCAGACGGTACCTACTACATAGGTTATTCTGGAAAACCTCAACATCTTTATGAGAAGTATTATGGTAGCTCCAAGTATGTTCTGGAGTATGAAGGTGAATTGGAAAAAGAAACCATCGCAGAATACTCCAAGAAATCTCATGCAAAATGTGTTGAGGCAATTTTACAATGGGAAAATAGGCATGACCCTAGAATGTTGAATGACATGTGGAATGTAAGGCTTAGGCTCTCGCATCTAAGCGATTTAGAAATACCTAACTGGAGACCAAAATGTTCTTTATAGCACTATTACTATTTTCAGCACTAGCAGTATCCTCAGTAGCAGGATACTTTTCTATTGTGGGATTAATGGCTATTTTCCCTGCAGCCTCGACAGAAATCTTGGCTATGGGTGTTGTGTTAGAAGTGGCAAAACTAGTAACTGCCTCGTGGGTATATCGATACTGGCACGTAGGGTACAAGGGACTCAAATCTTATTTCATAGCAGCCGTTGTGGTGCTGTCAATCGTTACATCCATGGGCATCTTTGGATTTCTATCCAAGGCTCATTTAGAACACAGTGTGACCGTAGGGGACAATACATTACAGATCGAACGGCTGGACCGTCAGATTGCTTCTGAACAGCGAAGAATAAATGATGCTCAGACGGTCCTAGATCAGCTAGATGAAACAGTACAGACCTTGATTGACTATGATCGTATTCGGGGAGAGGATGGCGCAGTGGCTACCAGAGAGCGCCAGTCGGAAGAGCGTCAAGAACTAAACGGGGCTATTGATTCTGCCCAGACCCAGATCGATGGGATTAATGAGCGGAAACTGGTACTGGAACAAGAACAGCTTGCAGTAGAGGTTGAGGTAGGCCCAATCCTGTACATTGCAGAACTTTTTTACGGAAATTCCGAAAAAGAAACTATTGACAAAGCAGTGCGTTTTATGATACTCTTGTTAATATGCGTATTTGACCCACTTGCAATTCTGTTGGTGATCGCCACCAATATAAGCTTGAAAGAGCGCAGGGGTGAGTCAATAACATTCGTCGATAATAATGTGGTTAAGAAGCCGGTTGACTTCGGTTTACCCGAGGCATCTGAACCACCACCAATGCCCGAGGTTCCTCCAGCAAAGGACTCGGAGGTTGAAATCGATGAAAATTCCCCAGAATTCAATCAGGCTGAGAAGGATTATGTCTTGAGGACGGTTGATAGACGATTGAGGAAAAAACTAGGTTGGTTAATTGATCAAAAAGGAGAAAATAATGAGTCAGAAAGTTGAGAAGGATGCCATTGTATCCATGATTACTACAGTCGGTGAGTTTGTTGGTCGGCTAAAGCAGGAAAGTGAGACAGAAATTGTCTTGACACGACCCCGTATTGTGATGCATAATAAGGATGGTATGGGTTTCGGTGCTGGAATCGCCATGACAGGCGTTGAGGAACCAGAAGAAGCCATTTTTTATAAAACTAACGTGGTGTTCATGAACAAGACTAACGAAGCAATTGAGAAGGCTTGGACCACTTTTACCAGTGGGATTGAAATCGCCACCCCTTAAGGAGTGATTGTTATGCCAAATGTGACTGAATTTCTAGATCGACGCAATGAAACTGAATGGCAGGGGGAAGCTAAAAATCTTCTGCGTATGTTCAATTGCATCATTGTTTTTCAGAAAGTAGATGGTTCTATCCGTGAACTGGTGGGGACGTTGCGTTCTGATGTTCTACCAGAGTTTTCTGATTCCGGTAGACCTAAACCCCCACCCCGCAATGACCAAATGAAGGTCTATGACGTTGAGAGTGAAGGCTGGCGAGCAGTGAAGTATGACAAGATCATCAGCTTCAAGGTTCTACCCAACGCTAAAAATGAGGGTTGACAGCCGTTTAATCATTTGATATAATGGTGTTTTAATGATGGGGGTATATTATGACTAAGAAGACAGGTAATGCTTTCCTAGACAGAATTATCTATGAGGAAGAGGCTAAGACCAAACAGTGTGCTGTGATTGGTTGTACTGAACAAGCTACACACACATGGTCTGGGCATCCCACATGCGATAAGTGTGGTCTTCCGGGTCGTAAGAGTCTCCCCTTTCCGAGAGTGATATAATATGGCAAAGCGAAAGAGAAGCCTACACGTTCTCCCAGAACCAGACTGGAGTAAGCTTAGTAAAGCTACTACTCAAGAGCAAAGGAAGGAAGCATTCAATTTCTGCCTTTACTTTGTTCACTATGAGATTCAGGATAGGACCGGTGTGCCCCATGTGAAAAAATGGATGAGGCAAAACTGGGATGCTGAGAGTGTGAAGAAAATCTTGAAGCTACCAGACCCAACTTTCTATTCGGCGGCTAAGTATGCTTACTGTTGGAATAAGTTGGGCTGGATGCCTGATGATGTTTCTACGTGGCTTAATGGTTGTAAAGAAGAGTGGCTTGAAAAGGCTACTAGGGTAGTCAAGGAAAAGAAAACAACCGGTCAAAAGGTTGTTTCAATCAGACCAAACCTAGCTAACTTTGCAAATGCTATTGATGATTCTATTGATATTATTATTGATGGTAATGATGCCCCAGATACAAAAGCCCTCGTTGAAAACTTTAACCTGAATCGTGCGGAAATCACTGAAGCTGTGTCTATTGTTGAAGACATGTCTTCAGACTTCCGTGAGTTGAATGAGGGGACTGATGCACAATTGAAAGAGGCATACTCCCACATCAAAAAAGTGAAGCTGAGAAAGCTTCTGAAGTTCTTTGATGATATTACTGTTGGTCTGTCCGAAACAAAACAGGCAAATAGGATTACAAGAATTCGACGCAAGAGACCAGTAGACAAAAACAAGCTGGTTAAGAAACTTAGGTACACCGCTAAGTTTCCCGAGTTGAACTTAACCTCAGTGGACCCAGTAGAAATCATTGGTGCGTCTGAGGTTTGGATTTACGACACGACACGTAAACGTCTTGGTGTGTATGCGTCAGAGTATGCTGGCACACTGAGTGTAAAGGGAACTGTTATAGATAATTATTCACTGAGCAAGTCTTATGAGAAGACTGTCAGGAAACCCGAGAAGGTCACTGAGTTCATGCAATGTAGAAAGAATGGATTGCACAAGTTCATGACCAGCATCCGGGGGAAACAGTTTCCAGTAAAGACCAGATCGCAACCGTCGATGGTCATACTGAAAGTAATAAAGTAATACCGTCTGCTGCGAACTTCTTCCAGTCTCGTCTGAGGGAGGCATTCAGGTAGTCTGGACCAGTAGCGGAGTAACGATAAGTCCCGATGACATGTGTGGCTTACGTGGAAGATCAGATAGTGCGGTGACGTTCTGATCATTCGGGCACGTAGAATATAATTTAATGGAGAATGAAATGATTGTTGTCGATTTTTCACAGGTGGTTATCGCCACATATTGCGGAGAGCTTGGGTACGATGGTATTCAAGACTCTAAGGTTGAGATTGACTATCTCCGTCATATGGTGATGAACACTTTACGATCATACCGTCGAAAGTTTGGTGGTGAGTATGGTGAAATGGTTATTGCTTGTGACAACAAAAAGTACTGGCGAAGAGATAAGTTTCCCGAGTACAAAGCACACCGAAAAAAGGACCGGGAAAAATCCAGTGTTGATTGGGATGGGCTTTTCTTAGGTATTGAAACACTCAAGAGTGAGTTAGATGAGTACTTCCCCTACCCAGTGATTGATATTGGAGGCGCTGAAGCTGACGATGTTATTGGTGCGTTGGCTGAATACAGTCAGACTGCTGGTGACGGTGGATTGTTTGATGGTTCTCCAATCCCATATCTCATTCTCTCTGGTGACCACGACTTCAATCAACTGCAGAAGTATGCAAACGTAAAGCAGTATTCTCCAATTGAGAAGAAGTGGATTAAGATTAAGGAACCAGCAGAGCATGTTTTGATGCAACACATTATCATCGGTGACAAGGGTGACGGGGTTCCCAACATTCTCTCTGAGGACCGATCATTTGTAGACGGAATACGTCAGAAGTCTATCTTCCAAAAAAAGCTTGATGTCTGGAAGAAGTCTCCCCCTGAAGAATGGGTTACTGAAGCAATGTCCCAGAACTATAATCGCAATCGTTTAATGGTTGATCTTTCTAAGACTCCGCAAGAAATCAAAGATGCTATTATTACCGCATATGAAGAAAATACTGGTGGTGACCGTAGCAAGATTCTGGGATATTTTATCAAGAACCGCATGCGTGGATTTTTTGATTCAGTAAGTGAATTTTGATTATAAATAACATTGCAATAATTGAATGATGAGGTAAAAAAATGCAACGACAAGTAGATGAATGCCTTGAAGAAATTTTTAAGGCTGAAGGAATTGAAGCACAAGTATTAGCGATGAAAGCATGGGCTAAGAAGTCACAATTTGCTGTTCAGTTAGTTCGTATTGGTGTTGGTGCTGATAAGGTAGAGTGGAATCTTCCAGAGGGTATGCCTGAGACTGTTAAGCTTGAAGAAGATATTCCAGTTGGTATGGGTGAAACTACCATTGGAATGGAATGGCGAAGGATTAAACACTTCTTCACACCAGACAGTAACATGAATAAGCTTGTAGATTGGAAACGTGAACAACAGTGGATTAATATGTTGGAAGGCTTGCATCACATTGAAGCCAAGATCATGACTGCAGTGAAAGATGGTAAACTCCTTGAGCTTTATCCCGAAATGGAAAAACTGCTTCCTGAAATCGGTATTAAAGAGTGGAATAAACCAGAGCCACCTAAGAAGAAGCGTGGTCGGCCTAAGAAAAAGAAGTAATGATTACATTATTAACTGAACCTGAAGTAGAAATACTTTGCAAGGATGACCCAGTACGTCCCCACTTGGAGGCTGAGTTCCGAGTCACGGACGGTAGGGAAGTCTTTGCATTGTATGAAGATGGCATAGTCACAGCGGTTTGTTGTGTGGCGTACTTGTATGATGTTCCCAAAGAAGAAAAGGACTTGGTTTCGTTATCAATGCATGGAACACCGGACCCCTTTGATGCTGACTGTCCTGAAGGATACGTCATAGTACCATACACGATTTGGTCCTATTCCCGCCGAGCAGGGACTAGATTATTAAACGAATTGCTTGAAACCATTCGTGTTAGTTGTCAACTGGTGAAGCCAAGAGTAGTAACACTTTCACCAATCACAGACCTAGCAAAGAAATTTCATGAAGGCAATGGGGCTTTGATGATCAAACAAAATGCAAAGAATCTAAACTTTGAATATTTCATATTCAATAAACCAGAAACAGCAACTGTTTATGACTTGGATTATTTTCGAGAAAAAAATGTTCAAAATAACTGATGTTTGGGAGGCATTGTTTCAAGAGGAATACGAGATAGTTGTATACCTTAACAAAAAGCTTACCAAGAAAAACACATATGCGGCAAAGAAGGTTATTAAGTCATCCCCAAAACATTTCGTTTGGGTTGGCACTGATGGTAAGAAACACGAGTTGAAATTTGTTAACCCGGTAAATTACCACATAACCAAATTAATCTAGGGGCTTGTACGGGTCATAATAGCGCCCCGGCTGATATCCTTCTGGGATAGAGTCGTTCTCGGGTATGAGAGTCGTGTGCTGTGCGTTGCAGATGTATTTGTACTTACCACGCGCCCGTCTCTTTTCGGACATTTTTAATTTGGTTTCGTACTTGTGTTTTCTGCCATACATGTTATTATTCTCACCACGAAACTTGCCAGTCTTGGCTTTTATTATTTTTTGACGGTGCTCTTCGGAGATACCATTTTGATGTGGAGGATTTTTCTTAACGCCAGCACTGATTTTGTCTTTGGTCTCTTGAGTATGTTTGGTGCGTTTTCTTGCCTTATCTACCGCAAACTCAATACCCTGCTTCTCTGCGTATTCCCGCAGAACTTCAACAGCGTTGGCTTTACGTACTAATTCCCGTGGCTTGGGTACCTTATCGACACCCTTGTTATCCACGAGATAATACCCTTCATTTGTATGGAATATAAAGTAAGATTTCATAATAATTATTTATAAAAGTGCTTGACAACTGATAAAATATGTGTATAATGGACACATAATCAATTGAACGAGGTATTTATTATGGAAAACGAATTTGACTTGGAAGAATACGCATATCAACAAGAAGCTGCTGAGTTGTACGAGCAGGAAGACAAGTATGTTGATGTTTGTGGTGAAGGCTACACTTGCCTTAACTGTGGTGCCACTACTCCAGATCATTCTTGTGCAGATGTGTGGGGTGACTAAAAATGATCGAACAAGACATTAATGTGAACATCACGATTTCAGCCGAAACAGCAAATGCTTTTGCCGACTACCTAGAAACGTTCTATGGTGCTGGGCAACTTTATGATTTGGGGGTGACTCGTGAAGAGATTGAAAGTGCTGCTGTGAGATACATTCGGAAATACGCCCCAACTTTTGAGGGTGACTCGATTGACCGAGAACGCACCCGCGATCAATTTCTTTTAAAGGAGTGTGTTTAATATGAGTTTGTCTAAAATCCCATGGAATGTTTCTCGCTGGTCCGAGACCGGTGGCGATCAACCAGAAAATACTGGCGATTGTTACATAAACAATGGTGTATGTGATATTGCCTATCTAGCAACACACAGAGTCGCTGATGTTGATATGACAGAAGACGATGCCCACCTGCTAGCATCAGCACCGGTTCTTCAAAAGGCTCTAGAGGACATGGTTGATATGTATGTCGGTCTGGTTGACTCTGGTGACTGTGGTTGTTGGAATCCTGAAGAGGTTTCTGAGGTTATAGTAGCCCGCAATGCAATTGCAGTGTCAAAGGGGCGATAATAATGATTGAACAAATAGTATTTGTATTAACCGCACTGATGGTAATTTATGGTGCATTCTTCCCCCTAATTGCCGCTGTTTTGGGTAACGATGTTAATGTTCCGGTTCCATTCTTACATCTGCTTAATCTAGATTTTGCGAACGCATATTTCAACATGCCAGCATCTGCATATCAAATCTATTATTGGTCGCAGCCACTTTTTGTATAGGTGATCGCATGGGATTCTATGAAACAATCAAGACAGCATTGAAAGACCCTAGGAACTTTGGTCGGGGTCGTGATATGCTTGTTAACTCTCGCGCACTAGAAGAGTTATTAGCACACTATGAGCACTTAGAGGCTCGTTATCGCATGGAAAACAACACTGAAGCCCCAACATGGGAACGTGCCATGGATAATTTACGTTTCATTTATTATGAAGATAGGGATTTGAAAATGCTTTTTCAAGCAGTTGCGAATATCAATGAATTGGTCAGGGAAGATCAAGAAAGAACCATGGGAAACATCTATAGGAGAAAAAAGGAATCATGAGCAATACTGTGAACGCGACTACATCATGCACTGGTAGTCAATTATCTCTTTCTGAGCAAGCACTGGGACTTGACCGAAACGATCTTAAGTCTGACGGTAAGCTAGTGTCTTTGCACACAGAATTTGAGGTAACAAAATTCAAACCTGCTATACTTGGTGACATACTTACAAGTGATAAGTTTATCAGGTTTGATCTGCTAGCCCGAAATGTAATTAAAGAAGGATTCGCACATAACACTAAGGTACAGGTGGGTTCATCAGGACGCGCCCAAGAAATCAAAACTCCAGATGGACGTAGGTTTCGACAGATCGGTACCAGTTATTACGGAGACATAGGATGAGCGATTTAAAGTACAAAACAGTAGAAGAACTTGAAGGTGAAATTGCATACCTTGAGAAAAAGATTAGTGAGCACAAACAAAAGGCTCACAATCTAGACCAGAGACTGAGCTGGGCTAGGAAGTATCTATTTCAAAAAACCCCCCAAGAATTGACCATGAGCCAAATTGAATATGCTCTTGGACATGCTGTCATTATTAAATACGATTAGGAGAATATATTATGGCAAAGCTATCTAAGGCGCAACAAGATTACTCAATGAGTCGAGTGCGTGACATTGTTGCAAGTAAATACCCAATCCCAACACAACCAACCCCACCAAATGTTAAGGCGCATGTTCAAAAACTTCTAGGTAGGAAGCTGCCAGACGAAGCTTTTAATTCTGGATATCGACACTATTGGTCGGACGTTGAAAATTTTTTACTTGAGTATGACCCAGCATTTGATGATTACCGGAAAGAATGTGCTTTTGTGGAAGAGGAACAGTCTCGTATTAAAGATGAGCGAGAACGCGCTGTCAAGGCCGCTGAAGATCAGATCATGCTTGGTGAGGCTGAAGAGGTAATGCAGTATCTTCGGGTGCTGGAAGAAATGCCAGTGGTGGAAGTTAAGAAGGTTGCCAAGAAGAAGGTTGCCAAGAAAAAAACTCAAAAAAAGGCTTGACACCTGAAATAACTGTGGTATAGTAGGCACATATTCAACGAAACGAGGATAAGAATATGACCAACTATACCGCAGATCAGCTAGCTCTTAAGGCCCACATCGAAGCTTCAAATGCTGAGTGGGTAGCTCAGTGTGAGGCCCGTGGTGCCACTTTCTACACCACAACTACTACTGACCTAGACCACTGGGCAGAAAGTGGTGTGTTCAGTGTGGAAGACTATGAGCGCCATAGTCTTATCTGTGAAATCAGTGATGCTTCTAAGGAGGCATATGGTTTCCGTCTTCGTATGGACTGGGATTCTATGTCCATGGAAGAGCTTCGTGAAGAAGCTTCCCGTGTGTGGCAGTATGCTGTTGCAGAAGCAGAGCTTGAGCAGGAGCGCGAAAAGCTGGACTTGGAGGAATTCAAGGCAATGCTGCAGCAGACCATCGATATGGGTGCTGGTGATGAGGAAACCGCATTGCGCTGGTTGACTCAGGGCGAAACTTTCTACCACGGTCAGTGTGTAGAGAGTTGGGTGCATGAGCAAGGCATTTTGTTCACTGACTATGGTCGTGAACTTGTTAAGAGGTTAAAAGACCTCGTGGATTATGTGGAGTGTGCATGATAGAAACAAAACCTTTCAATCACATGACTATACTGCCTGATGGAAGCGGTCAGATCACTGGTCTGATCGCTGAAGTTGGTTTTGCAAAAAGTCTGATTGAACACAGCATATCATTTTCATGGGTGGGTAGTAAGAAAGGCCCCTATGATTTTGTGTGTGACATGAATGGTACAGATATTAAGATTGATGTAAAGTGTAAGAAGAGAACTGTGCCACCAAAGCCCTTCTATTCTTCTCACGTAACACAAGATCAGAAACAATATGATTGCAACGTCTACGTGTTTGCATCATTAAACGATCAGGAACTGGATTTCATGGGGTGGTATCCTAAACCACATTACTGGCGAGACGCTAAGATTGTGATGAAGGGTGACCCAGATGGTAGAGGTTATAAAGAGCGAGCCAATGCTGCCAAGATGGATTATAAAGACTTGAAGTCTATGGATGCTCTATTTAGGTACTTGAAAAATGAGTGAAGAAAAAATCATTCTGACAGATTGTGATGGTGTTCTTCTCAGTTGGGACTATGCATTTCACCAGTGGATGGAAGTGCGTGGTTACCAGTTACAGCGAAAGAATGAATACAGTATTGCCAAGTCTTATGGGCTGGAAAGTTCTGAAGGGAGTAATCTTGTTCAAATCTTTAATGAGTCGGCGGCAATGGGGTTCTTACCATCCTTGCGCGATTCACAACATATTCTATTGAAACTCAGAGCAGTTCTCGGTTATCGTTTTGTTGCGATTACTAGCATGAGTGATGACAGATACGCAAAAATTCTTCGGGAGCGAAACCTAGCAAAACTGTTTGGCCCGACAGCATTCAAGGAAGTACACTGCTTACCTTGTGGTGCAGATAAAACTGAAGCCCTTGAGGAAGCTGCTGAGAAATATCCCGGTGCTTATTGGGTAGAGGACAATACCAGAAACGCAGAGATTGGAGCTAGTCTTGGTTTGAATGCACGAATCATGGAACATGGTTATAACATGGATTATGATGGTGAAGTCAAGATAGTCAAAAACTGGAAAGAAATTTATGATGAAATCGTGGAGCTAGAAAATGAATCAAATAACAGGTAGAAGATTGGCACAAAGATTATTGTCTTTGAAAAAGATAGACTTGAGGGTGGTAGAAGAGCTTGTAAAACTTAGGGTTCCCTTAGCCAAAATACATGGGAAGATTGGTAGTGAAGTTCCATATCACGCCTTTCGTGAATATGCTGATGGTGCTATACAGAGAGGACGTTCTAAAAAACCTCCAGTCATTCCAATAGTGAGACCTGTTCTTACAGTTATAACTGATAAGAAAAGTAAAAAACACCATTCTTATATTGGTCAGCCAAGAAAGAAAAACTCGACATACGTGGGTGAGAAGAAATGTGGTGGTTGTGGTAACAATGAATGGTATAAAAGCACTGATACGTGTGTAAATTGTGTCCGTCATTATGCAGCAAAATATAGTAGAAAAATTAATAGTGGGAAACATCTTGAGAAGAGAGAACATGTTGTAGAGTATGAAAGAATTCCCCCTGTTGTTAAACCAAGTTTGAAAAAAATATATAAAGAGCTAGAGGCATAACATGACAAGGACCACTAAGAAAAGACTAATGGAAAGGCGTGATCTTATACATCTTGATAAATACGGATTGCTTGATATTGTCAACATTGAAAAAACCATTGAAGAACTTCAAAAGCTTCGCGATAAATATTATGAAATGTATGGTCCCACAACTAGAGTTGAGTTGGAAATCGATACGTATTATGAATGTTATAATGATTCAGAATACTGGAGATTGATTGCTAAGGTGGAAAGCCTTGAGTCTGATGAAGAGTATGCAAAGCGCATGGAAACTACCAAGAAGAAACGAGCAGCAGCTAGGAAAGCAGCCGAAACACGTAGAAAGTCTACCGAAGAGAAGGAACGGGCGCAACTGAAAAAACTTCTGGAAAAATATTCAGAAACTGCTTGACAATTTTGAGAACTGTGGTATAGTTCACTTACTTTAACCATTTGGAGACCTTTTATGTCTTTCGCCCCAAGCACAACATATTTCGACGTAGGTGACGGTACAATCCGTGGCTCTTTTGTAGAGAAGTCTGTTGGAAACTTTTTTGAGTTTAGCCTGAACACCGAGGAAAACAATTTCGGTGAGGACTATCCCCACAAGGTTTGGGTGAGCAGCAATCCAGTGAATGATTCTGGTTGGCGCTATGCCCGTGTGATGAAGACCGTTGCATATGTGGTGGTTGATGAGGACGCAGAAGGCAATCCAGTAGTTGAGAAGTGGGATATCAAGGAACACAATTCTTATAAGGAGCTAAACTAAAGGGAATAACGTGCCCTACACTTAACGTAGTCCTGCCAGCCCTAAAACGTATGGGAAGGATGTGGCAGGCACTAATTTTAGGGGTGACTATGATTTTATGTCATTGTAATAATGTAAGAACTGGTGATACTGATGAGTATCATTTAATTGGAACTAAATGTGGAAGGTGTAAAATGAATGATAATGACGATAACGTAACATTTACTATTGGTGATACCATGGCTGGTCTTGATGTTAACTTTTCTGATGGACTGACTGTGGTCAATGTACCAGAGGCTGAAGCCGGTTCAACCCTAGAAGGGCTGACATTTACAGTCACTGCTACAGACCCACTACCAGAAGACCCTGTACTCCAGTTTCTGAAGCGTTTACTGGACCCTGAAGGTTTTGGTCATGCTGTCAGTGCCGAGGTCCGTGATGAAGCCCGTGTGCTTCTAGGCATGCCTCGTGTCGAGACTCTTACCGATCAACAGCTTGAAGATCACGGTGTCGCATAATGCCTGAATGGTTGCAATATGGAATGCTGTTCGGTTGTATTGTTTTGTGTGGTCTTACAGCATACAGGCAGGGTAAGAACCAAGGGATTCTAGACCTCGTTGCATATCTGGGTAGACGCTCAGATGAGCATAACATCGTTGTCATGCGGATAAACGAGGAAAAGGATGATATTCAAATTTTGGAAAAAGGTCCAGATGGAATGTGGCATGAAAAAGAATAGACTTCTTAAAATCATACTATTGTGCTTTACTGCAGTGTCCTGTACTGAACAGACAGAAGAGAAGCAGGACTTTGATCGTACTGGGAAAGACATGACGATTAAAGTCTTCTTCTATGATACTCAGGGACAACTGGACAAAGAGTTTCAGAACTGGGGTGATGGTGCTAATCCTGATAGAGAGGGATTTGCTGTTTGGCGAGACCCAGACACAGAACCATTTCGTTGTGAGATTCATACATTAGAGCCCAGTGCTGACGATCTTGAAGTGCTTGGGCATGAACTTTATCATTGTTTAAGGGGGAATTTCCATTAATGTTCGATTACTGGATTGAAAATACCATTGTCCCTGATCTTGATCGGTCAGAGAAAGAATGGTTGGTTGAAAAGTTTGACGGTAGGTTAGACCCAAATTTCAATCTGGTTATTACTTGGGAAAATGAGTTGCCCCTGAGTCTCTCAAAGAAGTTTGCACAAGTTGGTAGGCAGTTGGGTTTACGACTAGCAGAGACTAGTGTGTTTACAGGTACTCCGGGTAAAAGGATACTGCCCCACGTAGATCAGGTAGAGGGACATGATACACTGCCATGGAGACTCAGTTATTTTGTACAGGGTGGTTGTCCATTCCACTGGTGGGAACCGGGAGAAATCATTCGCAGGGGTCCATACGCACAGATACAGGATGAAACAGTCTTGCTAGATACTTTGGATACCAGTGAGGTAAGGTCAGCCTTCCTACGTACAGATGTACCTCACAGCGTGGACATGACAGACAATCCAGATACACGGATTGTAGTCACTGCGACATACACAGAAGAGGGTGCCGGTGTCCCATCTTGGAATTATCTAACTAACAGGTTGGTTACAGTATGGTAGATATTATTTGTCAAACAATTATAGTGTTTACTGGTTTTACTTCCATGTATTTGTTATCATCCCAAGATGCCAGAACAAGAATGTGGGCTGGTTTGATTGGATTGTTTGGTGAGCCGTTTTGGTTGATCACTGCAGTTATCAATGGACAATGGGGTGTGATCATATTGGTTGTTATCTATGGAGTCAACTGGTTCCGTATATTTTGGTTCAACTATAATGCGAAGTTTGTGCCCACTGGAGAAGATAATGGCTGATTTTTGTAAGCAGTGTTCTATTGATATGTTCGGTGAGGACTTTGGTGATCTTAAGCTTGGTCCACTAGAACCAGAATACTACTGGCCTGTACTTTGTGAGGGGTGTGGTCCTACATTGGTTAATGAAGAGGGTGAGTGTGTTCACGCCCACTGTGACCTAAAACATGGAGCTAAAGATGAAACTGAAACTAGGAAGAGAACTTTGAGTAAAAAGAAGGAGTTGAAGAAATGAGTTTTGAAGGCGCAGTTGTTATAGATGTTTCAGAAGAAGATCGCGTAGCTTTGGATAAATTCTTAGAAGAAGTAGATGGTTGGATGAATGATATTCAAGGACAGTTTATTGAGGGTAACCTGATTACAACCACCTATCATTGGGGTTTCTGGAAGGAGTATGGCTACGAAAAGGAACGGATAGAAGAACAGTATCCAGACTTCTTCGAGTGGCTTCATGTTTCTCATAGCAGGACTGATAAAACTTGCTTCTCGGTTGGCTCATATGGTAAGATACCAAGACTTACGGAAATTCAGGTACTGCTGTCGGTTGGTAGTGAATTGTTTCTTACCCCATCACAAGCACACGTATGGGCAATATTTAAAAACTTAAAGGAGCCAGTAGAATGAAGTATTATTACATAGTATTCCAAGAAGCAGAAGACGCTGAAAACAGTTTTCAATGGGAGGTCATGAACAGCCTGTTTGCCTTTACTGAAGAGCATCCTGCAGCCTACATCCACACAATAGCAGAAATTACTGAAGAAGATTACAACAAATTCTTCATGCGAGTGGCGGGTGAGATTGAAGGGGAAGAACCGAGTGAAATGTTTGGCAGTGAATACTTTCGGGAGTTCGTTGACTATAGTGTTCCTATGATTTCTTTTACGATGGACAAACGATATAATACTTTCTATGTGAATTTTGAAAATGGGCAGAACCAAGACCTTTTGAATTATCTGAATGCATTTTCAAGTCGAAAATATATTGCAGAAGAAAGCTTGACTCCATGTACTTCATATAAAATAGATGATATTGATATCTCTTCGTATGAAGAGGCAGAGTCGGATGCAGCAAAACACGAAGTTTTGCTTACATTAGCAAACCATCAGTCACTGCCTAGAATTTTCCATATCAATCGAATTGTGTTTGATGTTGAACGAGACGATGCTACGTTTGAAGAAAAAACTGTAATGTATGTAAGGGGGCATGGATAATGACAAAGAAAGGTTATGAATCTATGGAGCTAGAACTTGATTATGAAGTTATGGTGAAACTGGTGCGCTATATGATAAAGGAGTATTCTGATTCATCGCTGGGTGTGTTTGATGAATTTGTTTCTCTCGAATCAACAACATCATATCCACGAATGGAAATTATTAAGGATGCACTTTTTAATGCGGTGATGAATCAAGCAATAACTATATCATTAATTGAAAAACTGGAGGAAGATGAGAATGGACAAGAGTGATATTGGTGCTGCCTTACTGGTAGCAGTTGGAGCAGCAGTTGTATTTTTCTTTCTGTGTTTGTTAATTACCTTTTTTGGTGGTCTTGTTGGCATGGCAGTTGGATTTGTATTCCCTGTTGTTACAGACACTATTCGAGAACTAGCCGGTACCCCAGAGCTTACTAACTTTCAGGTTGGTGCGACTCTAGGTTTCTTTGGCTCTTTCTTCAAGTCTAGTAGCACATCTAAGAGTAGCTAAGAATGAGCGAGATTGATTGGTCAAAACAGCATTGCGGTGTGCATCAGGGTTCTATTCATGAAACCCGGCAACTCATGCCCGATCTTAATGAACTACTAGACTCATTTGAACCTGAGACTGGTTGGAGCCCAGAAGACTTTATCTGGGATGTTAAGGTTCACATGCTTATGCCCAATCAATTCCCATGCATCCCTAACTGGCACTACGACAATGTACCACGGGATGTTAATAATAAACAGGATTTTGACAAACTCCGTCCAGACCTGCCAATGTTCCTATGGCTATCTGGTCCACCGTTAACTGAATTCCGCAATGGTATGACGGTAACCAAAATCCCACCAAAAACTTGGATACACTTTACTCAAGAAGATGAGCATAGAGGGAGACATAGCACAAAATTTTGTTGGCGTGGATTCATTCGTGCAACTCATAAAGATATCCTGAAAAACTACGACCCAGATCGTGACAAGCTTCGAAGGCACTGTCAAGTATATCTGGACCCAGCCAAATTTATGTGGTGATTACATGAAAACATTTTTAATATGCCCTATTGCTGGGTACGATCAGACACCCACAGAAGAGATTGTAGCGAATTTGGAGGCAAATGGTTGGGATGTACATTACCCAGCCAGAGACACCAATCAAGACTCTGACACTGGCTTAGAGTGCTGTGAAGACAACCGTAAAGCAATCGTTAATGCTGATGTGGTCCATGTGGTATTCGATGGGAAATCCCGTGGGTGCCTGTTTGACATGGGTATGGCGTTTGCCCTACAAAAACCCATTATTGTCATAGATATGCCTGAAATTGAATCTGGCAAGTGTTTTGAGCGAGCAATACGTAAATACTCCCTAAAGAGCAGCATACCATTTTTTGAGCGAATGATGACCGGTTTGGACGAAAAATTGGACGAAATTAAAGAAAAAATGACATAAATGGACCAAAAAGCTTGACATTAGTTCTCCACTCCCCTATAGTCACATCATCGACAACGCAAACGGAGGAACTACCAATGAAAAAGTACATGACTCAAGAAATTATAGACGCTCAAGAAACACTGCGACTTGAGAAGCTGACCCTAGATGCTATGATTTCTAAAGTTGCAGGTCAAGCAAATACAGTAGCTGATACTGCAGATAAGCTGAATCGTATCCTTCAGGTTGAATTGGACATTATGTCTGAAGAGAAGGATGAGTTGCAGAAGAAATTGGAGTCACGATAATGAAATGTCAAAGCTGCGGTAAAGACAAGAGCATTTGGGAATTCATAGGCCCAGTACGATTAAAAACTGTTGGTGCTGGTAACAAGATTTGCAGCAGAAAAACTCATTGCTGTGAGGATTGCTTTGAGACATTTGCCGAGCATGATGCAGATGTTATAGCATTCATGGAGCGTAAGAATATCCCAGTTTCGGAGATTGTTTATGTCTGATGGATTTGAGATACAGACTCGTGGTGTAACTGCCAACGAATTTCTAATTTACTATGTTGGTAAAAATGAATCCTTGGCTGAGTCTGTTGAAGAACTGGCTAATGAGTTGTTCTTCAAGAATCTTGATGTTGCCATGATGAATATGACCGGAGAGACTGATAAAGAGATTCGGGAAAAATCAGAGGCTCAAGCAAAATCTCAGTGGACCAGACCACAATCCAAATACAAGCGTGTTACGGTGACTAGAGAAAACCGTGATCGGATACGTAAAGATATAGAGCAATTGCCAGATTTCATTGAGTGGTATGCGCCTTTTAGGGGGTAGTGTGAACGAACTTAAAGAATTCAAAATCAAGGTCGCTGAAGAAAAAAACAACAATGACTGGATTAACAACGGTCATGATATGTGTCGTTGCAATGCCTGTGGTTGGCAGGGACCGATTGCAGTTTGCGACAATTATGAAGACTATGAATCATGGGAAATGTCACACATACACTGGACAGTGATATGCTGCCCAGTTTGTGCTATGTGGAAATCCGATGGTTTGATTGAAGAAACGTGGTCATCCATATTAGAGTGTATGGATAACGCAGAGATTGAAGTACGAAGCTTAATGAAGGAGTTGGAATTATGACATACTTGGATTTTGAGACGTTCGTCACTCGTTTTAAAATAGATGAACTGGGGGCCGCAGCCCCAAATGATGGTCCACTGATACATAGCTTGAAAAAAGAGATAAATGAAATGCGCGTCCAGTGCCGTGATTTGTGGTTGCGTGGTGGTCATGACCCAAAAGAACTGGAGAGGTTTAATTTTGAAGGAGAATATTTTTATGAGTAAAAAAGGTCGAATTTGACAGAGGACTAAAAATGACTAAGATAGTATTTGCCCGTCATGGCGAGACCATAGGAAACGTGGACCCTGATTTCGGTTGTAACGAGACTGGGTTTTTGACGTTGAAGGGAATGAAGCAGGCTGAGTTGGGTGCCATTTCGTTACTTCGGGAAAAACTGGATATTAAGCATTTTTACACTTCCAAGATGATTCGTGCAATTCAGACTTGTACAATTTTCATGCAGGTACTTGGTGAATTCAATTTCCGTGGTATTCATCGTGAAGAGTTATTAAATGAGTGGCATCAGCCAAAAGGACCGTTTGAGCAAAAGGTAGATGAGGTAAAGATGATTTTACCGGAGATTTTATCATCGGATGGTAATGTTTTGGTAGTTTCTCATTATTTCACTATGCAGGCGATATTTGATGTATTGGAGTTGGATAAGCCCAGAGAGCAATATTGGTCACATTTAAAGACTGTTTCGCATGCTAGACCTTTTATCTATGACACTGAGGAAAAGACTTTGGATATTTTTAATGAGCATAGAAAGGATAATGGTGTTGCCCATGGTTAAATACAGAATTTTCAGATTTAAGCGTTGTGTTCCTCATTTACAGTATTTGTGGTTTTATGCTGGGAAGAGGCGTGGACGATTAAAATTTTACTTGGGGTTTAAGTGGAGGACACTGGTTCACAGGACTAGTGTTCTTCCTTTCATGATAACCCAAGAGGCTTTGGATGATTTACAAGAGGCTTTGGAGGATTTAGATGTTTGATGTAAACTACTCGCATGTTGAGCAGGTGACTAGGGATGTTGAGAAGCACGTACACGAGCATCGGGCACCTACTGATGAATCTGTGGCTCTTTTGAAGGAAATGGAAGAGAAGGCACAGGAGAAGCTTTTACGGTCATATAAATTGGACACGAATGATTTCAATGCTGTTTGGCATGTTATGCAGGATAATTTGCATATGGTTCATCGTGTTTTAATCCAGTTTGAGTTAAATGGCAAGACGCATGATATTGAGTACAGTATTGGCATGCTTGCCAGTGAGGAAGAGATTTTGGACAAATCCCGAGAAAAAATACTGGAGTATTTACAGGAGAGTATTCTCAGGAGTGTTAAGCCAGAACAGTATAAAGTATTCCGGGGGAAAATGTGAAATGAACCAATTAGAAATTAGGTTTCCCGAGCCGCCCACGGGAATACTGAAACAGCTTGATTTGCCATTTCCGACTGTTACTCTTGCTAAAGATGATGTGAGGGTATACGGTCCTATTTGGGATGGTATGGAAGGAGAAGACGTATATATCTATAGTAATAGGCATTTCGATTTAAGTTATAGGCTATATTCTATTATGGCTGAAGAGCTAAAGGACCATCATCAATTTATAGTAGATTGTTTCAATGAAGAACTGGCATATAGGAAGGAGTTGGCAAGATGAATCACATTGAGCGTAATTACATACCTCAAGTTGATGACAAGGTAGAAGTCCAGAATTTTTCCCACGAACACAATGGGAAACAAGGATGGGTAGTTAGTATTGATGGTGGTTATGTTTACGTCAAATTGCGTTGGCAGAGGCACCCATGGGATTTGGCATTACTTCAAAATGAGATAAGACCCTTGAAGAAAAATGGTAGAAATATCAAGAAACGCATTTTCCCAAAGCAACTAATAAAATGAAAGACCGTGATTATGAAAATGAGGCAGTAGTTGATTATTGGGCGGAGCATTATCTTACTCAGCATTGTGTGTTGTGTGGAAATACTGGCTTCATAGATACCAGAGGCAGGGCTGTTACTCCAGCGGGACTGGATGTTGGGGCTAGGGTTCATTGTATTTGCCCTAATGGACAGTGCATAAGGAATATTGAAAAATGAAGAATATATACGACCCAAATTCGAAAAGGAACTAATAAAATGAAAAAGTTTTATGTATCAGGTATCCCCCAGAAGAGAGGAAGACATAGAATAAAGTCTATAGAACCTATAGGACGATACGAAGACGAAATACTCAATACACATACAGTATACAGAGTATGGATAAACTGTGGTTATGTAGATTACTATAAGGGATGTGAACTGAAACTAAAAGACCATCAAGGTAAACCATGTACAGGGTATGAAGTAGATAGTACCATGAACTCATTACTAGAGGCATTAAAGATACTAGAAGAAGAGGATTAAGTGTCCCTGAGAAACACTGAGCGAAGCCCTCTCAAGCCCTCTCCGTAAAACCTACCAGTAAATAATACTGTACCATTCGAGACCCACCAGTAAAATCAACTGGAACCACTGGGTAAAACAGTAAGATTTACTGCTTAAACTTTAGTTGAATTATGTGAAAAGCTTCTGGGAAAAACGTATAGACCTTATCTGGCTCATTATTTGTTTTACTCAGAAACACTCCAATTCTTTCTCATTATACTCTATTTTTTCCTAAAAGTCAATGAAAAACCTCCAAAAACTCTCAGAAAAAACCGAAGTGTAAAAACTTGACATTTGAATCAAAATTTGGTAAAATGTAAGGTTTTTGAGAGTTTTACTTGGAGAATCTCTGAGTAAAACCTTCCAGTATATCACAGTAAAATTTGCTTGTCAAGTCTTGACATTTAGTAAGTTTTACTGGTATACTGGGAGTAGCGACTTGAGAAAACGTGGAGAATCTCTGAGTAAAACCTTCCAGTATACTATAGAAAAACCTTTTTGTCAAGAGAAACTTTAAGAAAAAAATGCTTGACATTGGGGTTGTCTTTTAGTACTATAATCTGGCGGGAACGGAGACACCGGAGTACAAGACACGGTGCTCGCCTAGAAAAAACATGGCATCCATATGTCAGGCAGGGTTCATCCTTGGACTCCGGTCTCTAATGTTCCCGCATTATTAAGATACTATATGCAAGCCTTTTTGTCAAGTGTTTTGCAACCTTATTTGCAACTAATATGCGAGTTTTATTTGCAACCTTTTTGCAGATTTTATTTGCAACCTTTTTGCAGATTTTATTTGCAAGTCAGATGCAGATTTTATTTGCAACCTTTTTGCAGATTTTATTTGCAGATCATTCGAGGGTCGAGATGCAAAAACTTGGGTGTACCGGGCGAAACTGGGTGGGCCACAAGGGGGTAGCCTAGGAGACATACAGAGAAAAATCGGCAAAAACATCTGAGAAAAATTCGCAAAAAAACTGGGAGAACCCGGCGAAAAACTCAGCGGAGCCTCTGGGGAACTCGCGAAAAAAAGTCCAAGGCAATCGCGGGAAAAAAACGCATTGAACCGAAATCTGGGAGCACGTATGAGCTTACGGAAAAAACTGCTTGACACAAAGGGTCAAATATGGTACGATGTATGGGGTCTAGGTAAAATGGGAGTCATTACGTAAATGACGCCCACACTCCCCCCTTGGACTCCGGTTTCCTAAGTTCCCGCTCGGTGTGTATCTCTTTATGTTGTAACCCATTATAATGATCTAAACCGAAATTGCAAGCTTTTTTTTAACTTTTTTTAACTTTTTTTCTATTGACTTTCAGGTTTTTTTCGTGTTATAATAAAGTAGCGTCTTGACGCCGGGGAAAAACACTCGGGCACCCTCCCCGTTTTGTACCCCGGTTTCCTAAGTTCCCGCACGATTTCCCCTATGTCTTGAAAATCATTATAATGATCTAGAAAAAAATTGCAAGCATTATTTTACTGTTATTTTATACAGTAGAAAATTTTTCTGTAGAAGAGTAAAAAAGCTTGACATGGTTCTTTTATTTCCCTATAGTAGAACCATAAAACAACACGAGGTAACACTATGAAACGCCAACAAGCCAAACAAATCACGAAAGCAGTATCAGAGAGAGACTATAGCAAGGTTATTTCCCTGATTGATATCGCACTAGCTACCGGGGAAGAAGGGCCTAGTTGGGTCCGCGATCTTACTAAGATCAAGGAATTTATTCAAGACGGAAAGCCCCGGTTTTCTATATTTGCCAAAGATGGAAACGGTAAGCTTCCATTCTTGGCGTTTTCCAGCATACCCGGCGAAGGTTTTTGTGGTGGTGCTGGTGAATGCCTGAATTTCTGTTATAGCTTTCGAGCATGGCGATACCCTGCAGCATTTTGTCGACAAGTACAGAATTCAATCCTGTTACAGTCTAAATCCGGGCAAGATTCTATCTTGGCTGCGCTGGATAAGTTTAAGACAGATTCAATTGATTTCCGACTATATGTTGACGGGGATTTTACTGGGATTGAGGATATAGAATTCTGGTTTTCTGCTTTGATTGCCCGACCATGGTTAAAAACTTATGGTTATAGTAAATCATGGCAATCCCTGCTTGATTACTCTGGGGAATACCCGGAAAACTACCAACTAAACCTTTCTAGCGGTTCAATATACGGGGACGATATAAAAGCCCGCGTATCTCAATTGCCTATTACTAGGGGTGAGTTTATAGCCGTTTCAGTAGGCCACAAGGTAAAATCCAGCGACCATGGGAACCGGGACCACCAAAAACTTCTGCGGGAAGTCTACGGGAAAAAAGCTTTTACTTGTCCGGGGCTCTGTGGTGATTGTACCAATAAGGGGCATGCATGTGGCTCTGATCGATTCAAGGGGCTAGATATCATTATAGCGGTTCACTAAAAAGGGGGGATTGTCAAGGGGCTCTATATGGGCCCCTTTTTTGACCCTGAAAAAAAAATTTGACTTTTAGTTTTTTTCGTGTTATAATGAAAGTAGCGACCTTTCGCCCCAGCTTCAATCGCCCACTCTCCCCGTCTTGTACTCCGGTTTCGTGTTCCCGCTCGTTTCCTCTATGTTGTAACCCATTATAATGATCTAGAAAAAAATTGCAAGCATTATTTTACTGTTTTTTTATACAGTATTGACTTTTCCTGAGATATCCCTATAATGGTTTCAACATCAACAAAACGAGGGAACAACAGAGATGGATAAAATCGATCACGAAGCAATCACCATAGCCATTTTAGATGAGCATATCGCTCTTTTGAAACAAGCTTTTAAAGAAGCTGGGGGTGAGTTTCCCACGTTTAGCCCTGACCCTGTAAAGGAGCGTAGAAAGGTTTTGAAGCTTATCCGGGCAATGAAGCGAACTAGAGCGTGGTTTGTTTCCCCAGAGGAAGCCTAGTACACAGATAAAAAACCCTATCGAATCCGTGAAATTTCTTAAAAACCCCTTGACAAAATCTAGAAATAGGGTATTATTAAGACACTACCAACAACCAACGAGGAACAACAACATGGCTTACATGAACCAAGAAACAAAGAAGAAACTGGCTCCCGGTATCAAAGCCGTTCTAGCTGAATACGGTATGAAGGGAACCTTGTCTGTTCGAAACCACATGGTCCTAGAAGTTAACATTAGGAAAGGGGCTCTAGACGTTGCTCAAGACGTAAAAGAGTCCCATGGTCGGGATTACTTCCAAGTCAACCCTTACTGGTTTGACGAGCATTACACGGGTAAGACAAGGGAGTTTCTGGGTAAGCTTATGGCCGCAATCAAGGGCGATCAGTGGTACGATAACAGTGACGCTATGACCGACTATTTCGACACTGCTTATTACTTCGATATCAATATCGGGGAATATGGAAGACCCTACGAAAAAATTTAAATTAATTGCTCTAGGGGTATTGACAAGGGGCTATAGGTTCGATACTATAGCTCCAACATCAACGAAACGAGGAAAACAAAATGAACTCAGCGAAAAATCTTTTAGACTACGCTCGAAAGCAAGGTTACAAAGTAGCCGTAACATGTGCCAGTGAGGGGGACGTATTACAAAAGTCTACCACTAGCTGGCCCAAGATCAAGGAAGCTATCGAATCAACTGGATACGTTCACATGGTAGTCCGGGACACTATAAACAAAATCTCAGTTGCCACGGCACTGGTAATCGATCACGACGATACTGAGGAATGGGTTAGTGATTACGGGGTCAACGCTTTTATGGATGGATGGGAAAAACAAGTTTACGCACGGAATTAAGTTGTTGTTGGTGCTTTGGGGGGTCTATATGGCCCCCTTTTTTTTGGATTCCAACCACGTAAAAGACACGCAGGGGTGGTGTTTTGTACTCCGGTTTCGTGTTCCCGCTTTATGGTTTAACTATACCAAACTCACAAGAAAAGTCAAGGGTTTTTTCTGAAAAAAACTTAAAAAAAACTATTGACTTTTCCTTTTATCTGGGTATACTACTAATCATAGAGTGATCGGATGGGACGGGTAAATATCCGACTTGATGAAGGTGTTCCCCGCCTGACGCTACCCCGTAAAGGTAGGCCCTGAAGTGAACCGAGTGATCTTCGGAGAGCTTTAGGGGTCACTCTATAACACCAACTTACAACGAGAGGATTATATTATGAGAGAATTTTTTACCCGTAGACCTTTAGACAATGCCCCCATCGTAGTCAAAGAGGGTGTTGAGGGATTTTTCCCGATGCAGGATAAGACTGTTTCAGACGCTACTCTGAAGGCTTTGAATGAGGCCCACGGTAACACAGAGAAAGACGTTCTACACGCTGTTTCCTGCTCTATGTTTGGTTGGGATATCCCGGCTGCTGATTTGATTTCATAAGGGGGGTTGACAAGGGGTCATAGGTTCGATACTATGACCCCAACATCAACAACCAACAAGGACAACAAAATGAGCGGTAACTTTATGACAATCAGATTCCCGGTTGAGGTCACCATGGAAGCGGATAGTCTATACGGTATGGACAAGGAAGAAGCCAAGAAAAAAATAATCGAGGCTTGTCTAAAACACTTTTTACTTGGCTTCACCAATGTCCACGATGACACTTACAGTGATCTATGCTCTGTTGAGATGGTCGATATCGATAACGCCACAATGGAAAACTGGAGTTTATAATGGGAACTTACGTATTCAAAATCACAGGGAAAAAGACCACCCTAAAAAACGGTCAGAAGGCTAACATAGCAGTCTATGCCTACAAGCCTTATGGATTCTTCTCGTCCAATGAAGCGACTGTCCGGGCGAATAATCAAATGCACCGAGAGAGCGGCTGCTATACGGCTGACCGGTATGTGAAGGACAGCCAAGGGTTCACTGGGTTAGTTGTGTTAGGTCATTATGATAAAGGGAAATTGTCCCCGGACTCCAGAGACCCAGAGAGCGCCCTGCCGTGGCCCAGAGAATGGGAGGGGTCATTCTATGACGATTCTTTTAACGGGATGTTGTACAGACACCATAACCAACAGGAGGGAACTACTGTATAAATGAACAGTTGACACGGGGGCCCATTGTGGTACGATGGGCTCTCAATTCAACAACACGAGGAAACGAAAATGTGTAGCAAAAAAGATTTACAGGATTACTTAAACAAGCCCTGCACGGATTCGGACTTGGTGCCGGGTACGGTTCGACCAATTCGGCTTTATGATGACATGTCATTATCGGTTCAGGCATCAGCGCACCACTACTGTACCCCCAAGAAAGACGGGGCTCAGTATACCTCTGTAGAGGTTGGAATCTCTCATGATGATTATTTCATTTTACAGGATGATCTGAAGGATTGGGATTTCCGATTGGTCGCTAAGGACTACTGGATAGCTGGCTGGGTATCAATCGACAAGGTAGCTGATTTTATATCCGAGTATGGAAACGGCGATGCCCAGTGTGGGAGGTTCTAAAAAAAGCTTGACAAGGGGGGGTAGATCGACTAATATCCCCCTGAGTTCAACGAAAACTAACGAGGAAAAACTTATGAGTATGTCACTTGAAATCTGGAGACCGAGAAACCAAGAGTTCTATGCCCGATCATTGGGTACTGGTACGGTATACCTTACCATCAACTATCGGGACAATGACAGTTCCCCGGAGAACTCAGTAACGATTTACTTTGAGAATGAGGCTGAATTAGAAGCCTTTAAAAAGGGAATCAATAGCTGTGAAATAGAAACTTAATTCGTTGGTGAAGCAGAGGGGGGTAAGGAAACCCCCCCGAGCTTTTTTCAGGAGGTAGCGATGAGAATTCCCAAAATCCAATGGGTAAAAGATGAGGACGATCATTTCTCACTTGAGGGTCGTTTCGAAATCGATGCGGCATACTGTGGTCGCACTCGACCAACGCACTATTATTTGGACGATAATGTAACCAATACCCGTGAAAGGTTTGAGGATTTGAACAGTGCTAAGGATAAGGCTAATCGAATTATTGCCGGGGTGTGGATGAAACGAATGCCCGAAAAATTCAAATAGGGGGTTGACACGTAACCCCTAATCGATTAAGGTAAGACCACACTAACAACACGAGGAAACATCAATGAAACAAGCACAACTTATTAATCACCTTAACAAACTGTTCCCAGAAGCCCGCGCCGTGGCAAGAGAAGAGTTCGACGGTAGCAATGTTGGCGTTTGGTTTAGAGGCAGCGAAGACTTTTTAGCTAATGGTGAACGAGTATTTGACCATTATGAAGTAAGCTGGAACTTTGGAATGAACCCTGCTATTGAGGTAGTACTAGAGAAAGCTGGCTGGTACAGTGAACCATACGATGCTGGTACGGCAATGGCATACCCGAAAAATTCAAATTAAGAGTTGACAAGGGGTCATAGGTTCTATACTATGACCCCATCATCAACAACCAACGAGGAAACATCAATGAAACAACTTACTATTCTAATGCCAGATCATGAATTGGACATGATCATCAAGTTGATTGAGGCAGCCGAGGAAGCGGGCCTTATAGGTGAAGATGGTTTCACTGTACAAGTTGAAGATTCGGCGGGGGTACACTAATGAAAAACTCAGAAATCATTAAAAACATGGTTAAAATAGCCGAACAAATTCAGACCCAGCTTGAATCTTTGGAAGAGCTTAACGAGGATTTTGGGGGTAACCTGAATTCAGAGACAGAGCAGGAACTACATGAAGAGCTTTATAGAAGCATTAACGCCATCAACCAATGGAATGAAACAACTATTTATAGCATGAATAGTCACATTCAAAAGGGTAAGCGCAGAACCACAGAGAGGCGTTACAGGAGCCTAGACAGGCATTGTGACATGGAACTAAGCTATGAGCAGGCTCTATATGAAGAATTCGCTTCACAGGCTCTCTCACAGGGTGTAAGCCCCGACCAAATCCGTGATGCATACATGAGAGACTTACCGGGAAAAACCGAAAGCCTCACATGGGATATTGAGGAAAATGTGGAATCTCGGAGGATTGATGCTTGACATTTGGTAATTCCTCCCGTATAGTCTAGACACCATCAACGGAAACGAGGAAATACATTATGAAAAACCCATTAGGCAAAGAACAAACAAGGTTCGCAACACCTGAGAGCGCAGACGCTCTGCAGGCTTACGTTGGAAGATTTTCAGGTGGTGAGGCAGTAGCCGCCAATGTCATCATGATGATGACTTGGAACTACGCTGTATCACTGATCGACGAGGCCCTTAAGGATGGTCGATTAATTTCA